TTAACTGGCCTTTTTCACCGGCGGAAGGTCAAAGGCTTTACGCAGTGCCCGGACAAAAGCCTTGTCGTGACAGATGGTTTTCCCCGGGCTGTCGGAGAGTTTCGCGACCGGTTTACCGTTACATTCCACCAGCTTTATCACGATGTTTAGCGGTTTAACCTGTGGGATGTCGCAGGTTAAACGCGTGCCAATGCCGAAGCTCAGATTGACCCGCGAAGAGAAGTGGCGATAGAGATCGACGGCTTTTGCCAGATCGAGGTTATCGGAAAAGACCAGCACTTTACTCATGGGGTCGATCCCCAGCTTCTGGTAATGGGCGATGGCTTTTTCGCCCCACTCGACAGGGTCGCCGGAATCGTGGCGCAGCCCCTGGTAGCGGCTGGCAAATTCCGGGCCGAAATCGCGCAGGAAAGCATCCATGGTAATGCAGTCGGTGAGAGCGATACCGAGTTTGTCAGGATACTCTTCCAGCCAGGCTGCCAGCGCCGCGCGCTGGCTGTTGGCTAAACTGGGGCTGATTTGCTGATGCGCCTGGAACCATTCATGCGCCTGGGTGCCCATTGGCGTCAGATGAAGCCGGCGAGCCAGATCGTAGTTGCTGGTACCGATAAACCACGGCTCCTGCTGCAGGCGTTCGACGATGGCCTGCTGCACTTCACGCGAGAAGCGACGACGGGTGCCGAAGTCCATCAGACGGAAGTGGCTGAGATCGAGGCCGGCGGTGATTTGTGCAAAATCAGCCAGCTTGTGTTCGAGGGTTTCCAGCGCTAAATCGACGCTGATTTCCGGCGAGCGGTAATGATGGACCAGCTCGCTAATCACCGCCAGCAGCGGAACTTCCCACATGATGACTTCACGCCACGGGCCGGACAGGCGAATATTTAACTTGCCGTTTTCATTGTTGACGGTGACCTGGCCCGGGTCGTAACGGAAGTCGCGTAGCCAGTCGAGATAATCCTGAGAAAAGAACGGCAGGGTAGACAACCAGTGATATTCATCGTCCTGCAGCTTCAGGTCGCGCATGGTTTCAACCTGCTCGCGAATTGCGTCGGCGTAGATACCGAGCAGATCGTCCCCGCGGCAGCGGAACTCCGCCGCAACGTGTACATCGCCGTAGCGGTGGAAGACAGCCTGCTGCATGTGCAGCTTGTAGGCGTCCGTATCGAGCAGCGAGTGCAGTACAGGAGAAGTGAATTGTGTCATGGTGCGCAGTAGCGTCCTCTCACTGGAGCGTTTCCATCAAAAACCGAAGCAGAAAAAAGGAGGCGGAGTATACCTTTATTACCCGACTCTGTCCCGCAGTGACGGTCGATGGCGACGCTGGCGGTCATTTGCGAGGCCTAGTTTAATATATTGAACAGGGATCACACCACAAGCTTTGCACCCGGTCGAGCGCATTTCGTGCCTCTTGTGTTATCAATATGTAGCATGTTGATATGTAACGTAATGATATATCAATATATTATCCATTCATCACTTCATCGTGGGGCAGGGATGGGGCAAAATCAGATAGTTTCTGGTTCAAAAGCGCCACCTGTTCCGTGTTTTTCTCTGCCATCCATTTCCCATAAACCTTGTAAACCATCTGTGCATCGGCATGGCCCATTTGCGTGGCGATGAAGTTAGGGTTTGCTCCAGCTGACAGCGACCAGCAAGCGTAAGTGTGTCTCGTCTGATAAGCGTTTCGGTGTCTCAGACCGGCCCGCTTAATATGAGCATCCCAAATTTTCTTTATCGATCCGACTGCATAATGGTCTCCTGCAAGGTAGTTTCGTCCGGTTAGTCTCGGATCAAACACAAACGTACATTCGTGCTTTTCCTTTCGCCCATACTCCCGTAGGTTTACTTCTACTTCATGCTGTTTACCAAACCTTGTCATCTCTGCCTGGCTGCGGAGTGCTTCTATTGCTGGTTCAATCAGGAAAACAACCCGGTTCGTTCCAGCTTTAGTTTTTGGCATGGTAAATTCATTTGTGGGCGTAAAGTTCCTCCTGATCATCATCGTTCCCGCTTTCAGGTCGATATCCTCCCAGGCCAGTGAAACCAGCTCCCCATGACGAATGCCTGTGTATACTGCAAGGGCCCAGATGTTCCTGATCTGCGTATGCTTACAACAATCAAGTAGTCGAAGAAACTCATCTCTCGATAGAGGGTCGGGGTCTGGACGACTTCTTGTTAAAGCTGATATACCGTTAAACGGGTTTTCTGCCGTGTACCCACTCGCTACAGCAAAACTGAACATTCCTGAAATAGTGGTCATGTAGTTGTTAACAGTGGGTACCGTTCTTCCTTTTGATGGCTTATGTCCTTTTTTAGGCACTTTCCACCCGGTCAGAAGTTCCTTTCTTATAAGCAGCAAATCCTCTCTGTTAACTGAGGAAATGAACCTGTCCCCGCCGATCCGTGGCACCATGTTTTTTACAATGGACTCATAGCCAACAAACCCGTTGCTGCTCATCTCAATCCGCTTGAGCTCAAGCCATTTCTCAGCAATTTCCTTTACTGTTATTTCCTTTTTCTCCACTCCAAATTTTTTCAGGTTAAGAGATTCCGGAAACTGGCTGGCATAGTTGAAGTTACCCATTTTGATTGCGAAACATACAGAGCTTCTTAGCTCGCCAGCCGTCTTTCTGTTTTTTGGTGTATCAGGAACGCCAAGGTTTTCTCTGACCCTGACGCCCTGATAAATGAACCATATGCGAAGCGATCCGCCATGATTCTCAACGCCAGTTGGATATGACGATTTGGCCATTCTTCCTCCCTAGCGCCCAAGAGCATGTTAAGAATATCGCTTTCAGCATGAATGAGCACCTGGCTGTTTCGACGACTGGCGCTCTATCCACTGATTTATCGCTTCCAGGTTATACATGCATTGGCTGTTCGGGTTTGGATCACCATCAGGTGATACATGCATATATTCTCGGCCAACGAACCAGGAGTTCTTTCTGGCTCGTTCAATTGTTCCAGAACGAAGACCGGTAATTTCTGTGAGTTTCTTTTCTGTGACCCACTTGTTAGGCACCAGTTGAATTACGTCGCTCATATGCTCTCCTGAATCAGGCCGCGCGCTGGGCGCGCAGCTTCTTAATGTGCTCGCTCTGCTCCAGTTCAGCGCGTATCTGGTGCGCCTCTTCGCGGGAGAGCGGTTCAAAGTCATTCTGAAATCTGTCTATGCTTGCCGTGTTGATCCGCCCCTGGCGCCAGTAGCGAACCGTCTTGTCATCACTGCTATGAATCAGCACCGGCCATCCGTGGCTGTCGGCGTAAACCTGGCCGCGCTGTATCAGTTTGAACATCACGCCCTCCGATGCTTTCCGCGTTCTTCAAACTCTTCCTGACAGTCAGCACAGCGCTGACATCCCGCCACCGCTTCACGACGCCGTGCCGGTATCTCATCTCCACAATCCGCACAATGAGTCGCCGATACCGCGTTATGGTTGATGCGCATGTTCTGGATTGTCATTTCCAGACGGCGCTCTGCCAGCTCGTTGGCCTGATCGATGATTTCTGGCATATCAGCGCTCCTTTATCTTTCCGTTCAAAATGCCGATTTCGACATAGAGGTGGCTTGGTGTTAAACCGAGCTGCTTAATGACCGACATGCATCCGTTAAGGATCGGCCGTGATATCTCGTCACAACTAACAGCAGGTGATGCCATCCTCTTCGCCTTAATCTCATCGTTTGCCTTGCGTGCGACATTGCGGAGGGCATTTTTCCGTTCTTCTGGAGTCATGCTGCCTCCGTCTTCACAACGTCGATGGCGCAGCCGGGGATCAGCTCAACTGAAGCGGTGGCACACTGGTTGCCCCAGTGACTCCAGCCTGGCGCTGCGCTGCGGCTGAATAACTCAATCCGCGGCACGTCGCCGTAGAGCAGCTCCAGGCGGTGGCGAACTTCCCACGGTTTCTCGCTGTGCGCGCCGAGCGGGCTGTAAACCACCTGCTTAATGCCGGCGTGCTTACGTTCTAGCCCGGCGCCGCGGGTGGCGATCAGCACGTCCTCGGTATTGGCGCGGGTATGGTTGCCACCGTTCATGCGCGTCTCGGCGTTCAGCAGGTCGAGGAAGTCGTAAAAGTCAGCGATGTCACCCTCTGCCAGAGCCTTGGTAATGCGCAGTTCGGCCAATTGGTTCAGCTTCACCCAGGTAAAGCCCTTCATCGTGCGTACCGTAAAGCCCCATGCCTCGGCCAGCTCGATCGCCTCCTGGTTGTGGGTGCCGGTGTACCACATCGCCAGCACCGCGTTTTCGGCAGCCAGTTCCCACACAGGCAGACGCTTCAGGTCGATGAGTCGCATTGTCGAATAGTGGTCCACTGCAGCTCCGTTGCTGATTGTGTTCCCATAAGACCAGGGCGGATCTGCGTAGATAAGTGAGTACCGCTTACTCATTGCGCACCTCTTTTCATGTCCAGCTCTTCAGCCAGCCGCTGAGCCTTTAAAGGGTTTCTCACCACTTCACCCCAGGGCATTAGCCAGCCATTCATTTCTTTCAGAAAGGGCAGGCGCACCGCGCCAACCCTGATATCGTCATGAGCGTGTTTCATGCTCTTTTCGTCATTCAGAACGGGATGTCGTCGTCAAAATCTGGCGGATTCTGAATGTTCTGTGCATGCTGGTTAGCCGCCTGCTGCAAACGAGACTGAGGGACAGCATTAGGGTTTTGTGCGTAAGGGTTAGCGCCAGCCTGCTGGCGACCGCCACCGGAAAACTGAGGATTACCCTGGGCGCGATCGTCTTTATCTTTCATCGACTTTTCCAGGGCAGCGATAGCAGTTGCCGCTTCGTTTTCGCTGTATTCGGCATAAGTGCGACGCGAACCAGGCTGGAAAACGTGGCGGACCTCGAATCTATAGCCGTCGCTTCCGTCGCTTTTGGTGTAAAGGACCTTCTGCAGGAAAAGGCCTACTTTCTTGCCGACCAGAGCCGGGCAATGCCATTCAACACCATTTTCGGTTTGCACCTGTTCTGGCTGGGCGCTCTTAACCTGGGCAGCCCAGAGAAGGGCAGAGATCAACCCCATGCCAAAAGTTTGCTGTCCATCTTTCCCGATGTAGTTGATGCGCAGGTAGTTGGCTTTGGCTCCGTCACTGTCAAGACTCAGCTCAATCGCCTGTGACTGACTGTTATCCTTCCCGAAGGTATAAATGGCTGAGGTAATGAATCCCTCATAAGCGCCAGTTTCGCTAATTCCGCCAGTGGCGCCTGCTTTCTTCGCCAGGCTGGCGGCTTCGGTGTTCCATACAAAAGACATTGGTTGGTTCATGGTTGTGATCCTTATAATTCGGTCATAAATTCGGTGATAGCGACGTCAACGGCTTTCAGGTCGTTATCCATTTCAGTGAGCCCCGGGAACAAGTCCGGCGGCGCCTTGGCGGTGTCGTTGTCGTCACCCTTAATTAAAAAAACGTGCTTCCCGTCTTTCTTGATGGCCCGCAGGACGATGGAGAAATACCCCTCAGGCGTAAGCTTTTCGTTCAGCATCTTGCCGGTAGTCTTCATCCTGATTTTCCCGTCCGACTCTTCGGTGTGAGCCAGGAAGTAAACCCGGAAGTCATCAGGCAGACGGGTTGCCGCCATGATGATTTGCCAGACGTGATCGGCCATTTCGGTAAACTTCTGATACCCGGTCTGGTATGCGCGCATCATGTTTTCGTGCTGCATAACGACCTGAAAATCATCAATAACCAGAACCCGGCGATTCTTCGACAGAACCATGCGGTTAATGGAATCCAGCACCGCATCCCAGGCATCAAAGCGGATGATGTTTCCGCGCTGCACAGAGCCATCCGGTAACTCTTTCCCGTTCAGCTTCCATCCGGTAGCGCGGAACGGGAGCATCTTGGGAATGCATTGCAGCAGGATCACTTCGTCAGGTGTAAAGTTGCGCAGGCTGTATGACTTGCCGGCGCCGCTATCACCCAGGATGAGTACAGGCGTTCCCATATCAGGCTCCTTTCAGCCAATGCTTAACGGTGAATTCCATGTCTTCGTCCAGATCAGTCCCGAGAAGCCAGCGGAGATACCCCTTATCCTCTGCAGCGACCTCCTCAAAGGTTTTTCCCTTGTGCTTACCAAAACGCATCCGGTAGAGAAGGGATGGGCTTGCCGATATCTCGCGCATCTCGCGGATCGTCCATTGTGCCTCGCGGCCCATGTACATCAGCAGCTCCGCGGTGACATAGCAGTCATACAGCGCGCGGTGCGCATACAACCCTTCTGGCACATCAGGTTTCAGGCCAAGGCAGTAGCGCAGAAACTGGTTTCCGTGGCTTTCCAGTTCCGGATAGAGCTTTCTGGCGAGCTTCAGCGTGCAAATCCACGGGGCATCAATCTGCGGTAACTTGCTCTTGTCGAAGGCGGCGTTGTGCGCCACGTAAACATCGGCGCCAAGGTAACGACCGATCACGTCAGAAATCAGTGGAGCATTAGCCACCATGTCTTCGGTGATGTGATGGATAGCCATTGCCGCGAAGCCAATCTCTTCAGGTGGGCGAACCAGGTCGCTCATCGGGTTGCAGATGACACCGTTAACGATATCTACGCTTGCAATCTCAACGATGCCGCCTTCAAAGCTGGTTGTTTCGGTATCAATCACGCGCAACATTTTTCATCTCCGTGTTTGCGTCGGTTACTGCGTCATATTCGGCCAGCTGGTTGGCGGCCCGTTCGAGGTCTTCCGGCTGCAGGTCATAGGCAATAATCACCATGGCCAGCGCCAGCATTGCGCTCTGGCTTACCATTTCGTTCTCCGGCCAGCTTTCTGGCGCCCCGGGTGTTTGATGAAATATTTCTCAGCGCACCCTCTGTCGTCGCAGAAATGCGCTTGCCGGGTGGTCATATAGTTGGTGATGGAGCGGACAACGCAGTCCTTCGGATGGCGCAGAGCGAAGCAGTGCTCGCACTGAACCGCATTCAGGTGTTCGGTGGCTGTGGAGAGGAAAATCTTTTCCTCAAAGCTGCCCTGGACGCCGCGGGAGTCGACATAATCGACCATGGACTGAGTGACGCCAGCTGCGTTTGTAAATGTCCCGCGACCGACAAACTTCACGATGTGTCCGCCCATTTTCAGGCGGGTACCGGCCGGCAGAACGGCGAGGCGATCGGCGGTTAAGCGTGGTAATGGTTGCATGGTTTAACCCTCCAAAAGGTTGTAAGAATCCCGGCACCGTAATGGCTGCCTGTTCAGATAAATTCGGTTGTTGCCTGACTCGGCTTACTGGCTCAGGCCCTGGCCTAAACCGTTCAGATACACTTCCACCAATAAATCGGTGGTGTAGGTCCGCTCAATGCCGCGGTGCAGATAGAGGCGGCCGCGCTTGTTAGCTGATGCCGTCCAGGTGCCTTCGCGGTGCTTTACCAGCATTCCCGGCAGAACGGCGCCGCGGTTAACGGTCTGGGTTCCGTAGTGATGGCTAGTCATGGAAGACCCCCACAACAAACAAGCCAATCAGTGAGTAAACAGCCAGTAAGCCAATACAAATACGGGTCATGTTTCTCCAGCACTTGAGCGACATCCCGCATCTACCATCGTCAAATTCGTCGTGATTCATCTCACCCTCGTTGCCTTGTCGCCGGCCAGCGGAACGTTTGACTTACTTCCGGCGTTGCCGGTGTTGTTTGGATGGCTTAAATTTACAGATAAAACTGTATTATCGTCAACAGACAAAACTGTAATATTTGTTTTTGATTACATATCTATCTGTAATAAATGGTGATTTATTTTCATACAGGCGAAAAAAAACCGACTTTCGTCGGCTTTTAGCGGGGGGAGAGAGGGAGGATTAACGTTTTCTACGGTAAATTCTGTGCTCAATCATGACGCCAAGAATTTCAACTGGCTGTGAGTCGCAGTTTATTACCGGATAGTCATCGTTTAGGGGAACCAGTTCGAAGTGCTGGATGCCTTTCATATCCGTATAGGTTGGCCTGTATTTTTTAAATGTAGCCTCTTGGCCACCATTCTTGGCGACCACAAACTCCCCAGGGGCTGGCTCCAGTTCAGGGTCCACGATGATAACATCACCTGCCTTAAAATCTGGCTCCATAGAGTCACCTTCAATGCGTAAAGCAAAGCTGAACTCAGATAGATCAAGATCTGTGAGGATGTACTCAAAATCACCATCAAACGCATTTATTGGTTTTTTCTCCGCCAGCAAGCCGGCCTGCACATAGCTGATAAGTGGTACACGGCGTGAGTTTATCTCGCTGGTAGACATGAAGGCTCCGCCATTCATCAGCCAGGACGGGTCGCAATTTAATGCCTTCCCAATACCCACTATATTTCTTGGCTTCAGCGTTTTCCCATCTTCAATGCTTTGCCATGATTGTTGACGAATACCTGCTTTTTCAGCGGCTTCAGTCTGAGTAAGCCCAAGCTCAATTCTTTTTTGTTTTACACGTTCCGCAAGACTCATAGCCCCCCCCTTTAATCTTCCATGATGTTCACAGTTAAAACTGTAATTGACAAACAGAAATAACTGTTGTTGAATACAGATAAAACTGTGGAGGACATATGGAAACAATTTCTCAACGCCTTAAGAAAAAACGCGAAGAGATGAATCTGTCTCAAGACCAGTTAGCAAAGCTTGCTGGTATGCGACAGCAATCTATTCAGGCTATCGAATCTGGATCAACTAAGCGTCCGCGTTTCTTGGTTGAGTTAGCTCGCGTTCTTAAATGTAAGCCTGAGTGGCTTCTCTTTGGAGACGACCAGAACAAATCCACTGCCGCCTGACCGGCGGTCATTCAAATCAACACCATAGGGAGTATCACAAATGGGGACCTCAACAGCACGCAACAAAGTGGAGGCTCAGAGAATAGAGAGCTGGTTACACAGCCAGATAGCTGAACTGGGAACCACGAATATCGCCAAAGTGGCCGGAGTGAATAAGTCGACGGTGAGTCGCTGGCGGGAAAACCTGCTGCCGAACATGTCGCTGCTGCTGGCCATCCTGATTTCTAACAGAGCGGAGGAAAAGGGGGATTTTGAGGCATGAGGGGTAACAGAAAAGGCGAAAGCCGCTGTGTTCGAGCACTAACGGCTTTCTGCGCGAATTAACTGGATCAATTCACAGGAGTAATTATGCCTAAAAGCAGCAGATTTTACCAGGCACAAACACACAAAAACGTTACTCGTGACCGCTTTGTCCGTTCGGTGAATCCGGTGGTGGCAGAAAAGATGCGCGCCATTCTTGAAGAGCTGAAACGGAAGGAGGAAGGCCGTGAGTAACGTTCTTCGCATATCCGATTTTAGAGGGTCTCAGAAGCCCATGGAGAAACCTCAGCCATCCGGGCAGGGGTTGGTATTCCTGCACCGCAAAGTAAGAGAACTGCCGTTCTACAGAGCGGACAGTGAGGCCGTCCATTTGTGGATCCACCTCATCATGGAAGTGAACGCAGCGGAAGGTATGGTCACCACTGAGTTTGGGGAATATCCGGTAGGGCGTGGCCAGGTCATCACCGGGCGCCACACACTTTCGAAAGATACTGGCATAACACCTGATCGGGTCAAATACCTGCTGAACAAGTTCACCAAAATGGGCATGATCACCACCCTGACAAACAAGAAATTCACTCTGTTAACCGTCACTAAATATGACGATTATCAGCAATTTTTTGTGCCAACAGAATGCCAACAGAGTGCCACAAACAATATATTAAATAATATCTCTTCTACTGACGTAGAAGAGAGTGCATCAGCATCGCAAAAATCAGAACCAAAAAAACCGTCTCTCAGCTGTGAGCAGATTGTTGAGGTTTACCACCAGGTTCTGCCAGAAGCGCAAGGCATCAGGATACTCACTGACAAGCGCCGTAACCTGATCCGCTCGTTCTGGCAGAAGGCCAATAAAATCACCCGTCAGTTGGATGGCCATGGCTTCACCCTGGAAGACTGGGAATCCTACCTGAGCTACATCGCCAGCAACTGCCGCTGGATGCTGGAGAACAGACCGGACCAGCGCACCGGTAAGACGTGGCGCCGCAAGTCACTGGAATACTTCCTGAGCGTCGACGTTTACGCCAAAACACGTGAGGGGGCCTGTGATGACCTCTGAATTCCTCACCCCTCCGAGCAGCATCGAAGCAGAGCAAAGCGTTCTGGGCGGGCTTCTCCTGGATGATGACCGCAGCGAACGGACCCAAAAGGTTCTTTCGATCCTCAAGCCGGAATCGTTCTACTCGCGTCCGCACCAGGTCATTTTCTCTGAAATGCGGCAGATGTACCGGGACCAGAAACCGGTGGATCTCCTGACCCTGTTTGACGCACTGGAAAGAAAGTCACTGACTGAATCGGTAGGGGGTTTTGCTTACCTGGCTGAACTGTCAAAAAACACGCCAAGCGCGGCGAACATAGTGGCTTATGCAATGCGCGTCCGCGAGACCGCAATGGAACGCTACGGCATCGATAAAACCACAAAGGCGATCGAGTTGCTTTATGCCAGAAACGGCATGACGGCAGAACAGAAATTTGACGCTATTCAGGGGCTGTTTACCGAGATAAACGAGCACGTCAAAACTGGTCGTAAAACCGGGCTGCGCACGTTCTATGACGCGGTGAATGACTGGTCAAATGAGTTTGATGATCGGATGAAGCCTGATGGTCGTTCCCGCGGGTTGTCGACCGGGATCCGCTCGCTCGATGAGTTGTTAGGCGTGAAGCGTATAGCGCGCGGCAGCCTGTTCGTTATCGGCGCCCGTCCGAAGATGGGGAAAACTACGCTCTACACCCAGATGGGCGTCAACTGCGCGACGGTCGAAAACGAACCGGCCCTGATGTTCTCTCTCGAAATGCCGGAAGGCCAGATGGTGGAGAAAATCACAGCTCAGAAGGGGCGGATCTCTCCAAACCTGTTTTATCCGGACATGACGAAGGACGACTACGGGTATCACGGCGACTGGAACAGCGATCTGAAAAAAGCTACCGGCGTGATGGGCGCCCTGATTGACACCAACAACCTCCTGATTGACGACACTCCGGGCATTTCACTGGCGCACGTCATGGCCGAGTCGCGGCGCATCAAACGCGAGCGCGGAAAGGTCGGGATGATCCTCGTCGATTACCTGACGCTGATGACTGCCGATAAGGCAGAGCGAAACGACCTGGCCTATGGGCTGATCACCAAAGGCCTGAAGATTCTGGCTAAGGAGCTGGATTGTGTCGTCGTTCTCCTGACTCAGCTTAACCGCGATCTGGAGAAGCGAACCAACAAGCGGCCACTACCGAGCGATTCCCGCGACACTGGTCAGATTGAGCAGGACTGCGACTACTGGCTTGCCATCTACCGGGAAGGCGCCTACGACGAAAATGCAAACCAGAGCGACACAGAGCTGCTGCTGCGCCTTAACCGGCATGGCGAGACAGGTGTTGTCTATTGCGAACAGCGTCACGGGGTGATTTACGACTGCGACCAGGAAGCTGCCAGCCAGCGCCGGCGCGAAAAAGAAGATAAGCCAGCAAGAAAAGGTGGGTTCTGATGAAAAAGAATGCCGGCAAACAAGCCGTTATTAACTTCATCGGCCAGCACCCTGGCTGCAGCTTTCAGGATATCCGCCGCGGTACCGGCCTTGACTCTTCAGTCGTCAATTCCTCCCTGTGGCAGATGAACATCCCGGCGCACCACCAGCGCCGACTACAGCACCATATCAACCGCATGTGGCTTGAAAAAATGCCGGTACCATCAATCATCGGTGCTGCTCGTTTGCTGGGAAGAACTACGTACACTTCAAAAAAAGTGTGTAAAAAACCATGCAGCAAATCGGAAAGTGTGTAAAAATAAGATAAAGAGAAACCCGAGGGAAGGAAAATGAGTAACGATCTTGTATTCGTATTGTCTAGAGTTCAGTTTGGCGAAGTCCCGCAATCGAAGTTTGCTCAAGTTGGAGAGACTATTCAAGAGAGATTACGAGCGGAGTATCCGTTTTTCAACTCAGCGCAAGATGCTGAAACTTTTGAGATTCAGTTTGGTCCTGATGGTCAGAAGGTCAAAAAGATTGAGATACCAACTTTGACGCTTGTCTCTGCTGAGAGAGACTGGGGAATCAGAGTAACAACTAACGATTTGTTCTTATACACAAATAGCTACGATAGGTTCCAGAGTTTCGAAATCAGAATGAGAGAAATTCTTGGCATTTTAGCAGAGATTTTCCCAATTTATCATACTGGTTTCTTGGGAATGAGATTTTTGAATAAATTTCCTCTTGAGGGCGAGCGTTCTTTCAGGCAAGTGTATAAAAGAACTGAGTTTCTTCAACCGGCAATTGAAAACTATAAACAGGCAGGCTCAAATCTTTCGGCTAGATATCAAACAGATGCTGGCTGGATGAATCTTAATAGTGGTATTACTGTGAAGGGCGCACTTTTGCCTCCTGACATTGAACAATTTGCTGCCACATTAAACCCTTCACATGTAAATACAACCAGCGATGGGGTATGGGCTCATTTGGATATGGATTCTCATAAGCCAAGTAATTCTCTGCTTAAGTATGACCTTGACAGAGTTGTAGAGACATTTTCTTCACTAAGAGATAGTGCCAATAAGTTTTATAGTGAAATTGTTAAGATTTAAGGAGGCAATATGGACTTTGTTGATTACAATTATTATACAGAGGGATATGCTCGTACCTCATACATGGAAACGGAAGAAAAAACAGGATGGAGTAGCGTTGGTATTTTTAAAACCATGTTATTCTTTGCTGCTGCAACTTTTACCTTCAATGCTGATGCTACATCTTCAGTTGACCATCATGCAATTGAGTGCCAAATAAATAAAGGGATTCAAAATAACGATGCCACTTTCTTTTCTGATGGAATTGATGATAAAAAGTCTAAAATACACGCTCTAAGTTCTAACTTGCAAAAGAATTTTGGTTTCAAGAAAGCACAATGGGCAAGCGTGCTCAGTGTTGAAAGGAAAACTCTCTATAACTGGGAAAATAAACCTGAATCGACTCCTCATGCTAAGGTTTGGGATAATTTGAATACACTCAGTAAATTCGCTGATGAGATTGATAGTGGGCATGCACCTTACATTTCGAAAATGACCTTTGGAAAGGGACGTAAGGAAGAGTTTACTCAGGCTTTCACAACTCAACCGCTTTCGTTTGAGTCAATGATTTCTGTATATGAAAAGTTTTATACTGAAATTGACGGTTTCTACAAAAGACAACTTCTTTCTTGATACTGAGTTAGGTGAGTTTTACAATGGAACAAAGTAGAAATGATTTTATAAAAGCTGGCTGGGAAAGAGGGTCTTTTGTAAGTTTGTCAGGCAATGAATTTTTACTTGCACACTTACCCTCAGAACTCGAAAAGTGTATAGCGTCATATGATGCCGAGGACATCTATTTTGTTCCTGTTCTGTACGATTGTGCATTGATTTCTGATGATTTTGTTCAAGAGCCCTGGGTAAATTTGGTTGTATGTTGGAAATGTAGAAAAAATGGTGGTGATGGCAATTTCAAATATTGCAAAAACCCGAGAAAATACCATTTCCCCTTAGAGGTTAAAGGAGAATCGGTTTTTTTTGAAACTAATGCATTATCAATAATTCATATGAGACGGGATGTTTTTCTGAAGTCATCAATCAATCTAGATGTCAAATGGCCAGTTTTTGGTCTTGAGACAATGTTAAATTGGTTAACTGAACGAATCAGACAGCCAGTTTTCCCTGATGAATGGAACGAGAGATTAAAGAGTAAAAAGAAATTGTTAGAAAGATTTTACTCAGATGAAACTCTTGTTGAGAAATGTGCGGGTGTATTTTTTCGTATAACTCCATTTAAACAAATAGATAAAACTGAATGTTACTCTGTGTCAGCACTTATTGTCACACCAGTTATAGAAAATGGCGCTGAACACAGGAAGTTTAATAGGGAAATTAAACCAAAATTAGATGGGTTGATGGAACAGTTACGTCAAATACTACAAGGCATTGAAAATGTAGAAGTTGAAACTGTTTCCTCTCTACAAGAGGATCAATTTACTCGTAAAGAAGAGCGATTGTATAAGCGATACCAGCTTGAATTTATGACATATAAATCAGGGGAGGTAGATAGTGTGACGTTACCCTCTGATTTACAATTTTCTTTTGTGCAGCCTAAGTAACCAGTTTTATCTGAAAGATGTGGTTATTAATAAGTAGTAAAAATGAATAGTCAATACTTAATTGAAAGCCCTGCGCTAACAGGGCTTTCGAGGGCGGAAAGTGCGCTAACACATTCCGGTGAGTATGGAGGTAATCCAACCGCAACACTCTTCTTTGACGAGCGAAGTGTAGTGGTTCTCCCAACAAAGTGCAATCTGTATGGGTTTACAGGTATGCAGGGAAACAGAAGCTATGGCTATGGGAACCTGTCGCAAATGTGGATGTTCTTGCGAGATCATTTTCCGCTACACCGTATGTGTAGATGGGGTGGTGCGTCACGCGAAGAAGGGAAGACCTTTCCCTATTCCTCTTTGCAACTGCTCTTCTAAGAAGGCAGCGTAAGTAAAAATCTAAACCCGCCTCGGCGGGTTTATTGTTTCTAAATTGAACATGAGAGTTACCGGACTGATAAATCATCGTTCGGGACTACCGCGGCGTGAAATATGCCAAAGATAAGCAGGTGGCACGTTGCGGGAATGCTGTCCCACCGCCGTTTGCTGAGGCTCTGGTGAGAGCTAATCTGCCGGAAATATGTCAGACGAGGGGGGCCGCATAATGCCTAAATCCCCCGCAGAACGCAAAGCCGCGCAGGTATGATGTATAATCCCTCTCAAAATATTGATGGGGAATCATCATGGAGAATATAAATTGAAATATTTTGCAATCACTTTGTTATGGATAGGATTTCTTTTGTCTCACGAAGTCGAAGCAAAAGAGTATACCTGCTCTGGTATTGCAAGAAGTATGACTACGAATGAGACAACCTCTGGAGAAATTAATGCAAAAGTGATCGATCTGGGCGATTCCATCACAGTTGATTTTGGTTCAGTCTCTTACATAACAAGTAAGCTTCATCCGGAGAAACCTGAAGGAAAAACATTCCCTTCAGGCGTAACTAAAGAAGGGAATATCATACAAAGACGCGGGTTAGGCGATTACCGATTCTTTCAGATGTCTCAAGGTGATGTATTGCAATTGACCTGCAAATAAATATTCGGATTATGATATGACAAAATTTAACATTGCAGCCAAACCGAAAGACGAACAGGACAAGGTAAACGTTGACCTTGCCGCGTCCGGCGTCGCGTACAAAGAGCGCCTGAACATGCCGGTTGTCGCTGAGATGGTCGCAAGAGAGCAGCCAGAACACCTTCGCGAGTATTTCATGGAACGAGTGCGCCACTACCGCGAGCAGAGCATCCAGTTACCCCGCGCCTCCGATCCGCACTATATTGAAATGGCCGAGCAGAATTCTAAGAAATAGCCGATTAATCGAGGGGAAAATGAATAAAATACAGTACTTGCTAGTAGGATACGGGCGCGATGGAGAAATCCATGAAGATACAGAATTAAAAAGCAGGCTGACTATTTTTGAATCATCAATAGGAAGTAGTCACCGGCCGCCAACAGCACAATTCAACCGTTCATATGATGTTCATTTGATTCCAGTAGATGGTAAAGTCTACGCGGTTGGTGTTGGGCGAACTTTAAATGGCAATGAGTTGCCTGATTTAATTTCTTTATCCGGTGTATCTCCTGTACCTAAGGAATTTACCCATTAGTTGTTCATTGATTTATAAGCATCAACCACCCATAATTACCCCGTCAGCCTGAACAACTGACAACTTGCTTCCGGCGCCAAGTGGGGACACATGGCGCACAAAACCTTAACGCAATACCTGTCACCGATGGCGAAAGTCACCGGCGATTTTCTGCATTCAGCGTTTGACCTCTCAGGAGGTGAAGCGTGAACATCCCTCAATGCGGCATCAAGCTGCACAGCGGCAACTTCAACGCTATAGGCCAGATTCTTCAGGATCAGCTCTCTGATGGAAAATGCCTTCGCCTGCAGGTCAAAGAGTGGCGCGAAAAACGCAGCCTGAGCCAGAACGCACTCAGTCACATGTGGTACACGGAAATCAGCGAATACCTGGTTAAGTCCGGGCGTGCTGACGCGACCCCTGACTGGGTTAAGCGCAACCTCAAGAAAACCTATCTCGGCTCCGTCGAGGTCACCTACACCGATTTCATCACCGGCACCAAAGAAACCACCTGGGAGCCTAGGCACACGTCCGATCTTGATACCGGAGAGATGCATATCTTCCTGTGCAAGGTCGAAGCGTGGTGCGCTCAGTTTGGCCTGGCTCTGACCATTCCCCACGGTTGCGAGTATCAGCAACTCCAACAGAAGCAGGAGGCCTGATGAGCAGCCAACTCGCTAAGGTCATGGACCGCGGCATCTTCTGCGTTCCTGCGCGCCGCCGTAAGCGCAAAGCCGAAGTTAAGCCTTCCGATATTCCAACCCTGAAGGATTACACATCCCGCCTGGTCGATAAAAAGTGGCTGCGCCTGAGAGCAAGGAGGTTGCATGCTTAACCGAACTCAACGGCGGTGCAAAATCTGCCGGGCGAAGTTTACCGCGGCATTTGAAAATCAGCGCTGGTGCTGCCCTGAGCGTGGGGCGGAACTTGCCATTCAGGAGCTGGAGAAGAAGCGCGAGAAGCAGGTCCAGGCGAAAGCGAAGAAAGAGCGCGCAGCCTGGCGGAAACGCAAAGCTGCTGTGAAACCTCTCAAGCACTGGGAAGACATGACCCAGCGTGTCGTTAATGACTACATTCGCGAGCGCGACTTTGACCTGCCGTGCATCAGCTGCGGCACATTCGAAACGGTCCAGTGGGAAGCCGGGCATTACCGCTCCCGCGGGAAGGCGTCACACCTGCGCTACAACGAGGACAATATTCACAAGCAGTGCCACAACTGCAACGTGCAGATGTCAGGGAACCAGCAGCAGTACCGCATCGCTCTGATAGAGAAAATCGGCGCTGAGCGCGTCGAGGCGCTCGAAAACAACAATATCCCTCACCGATACACCATCGAAGAACTGGAAGGCATCAGACGCCATTACAGCGCGCTACGCCGTGCGCTCATAAAACAACGAGAGGCCGCATGAACCAGGACGTAATTGAGCGCATCCGGGAGCGTTGGCACAAGCTCCGCCTCTGCCGGCACCGCGGCACAGTGATGACCGACTACCGCATTCTACGGAATTACGTTCGCATCTATCAGACCCTGGGAGAGACAGCATGATTAACACCCAATACCTTCAGTACGTGCGCGAGCAACTGATGGTTGCCACTGCAGATCTGAGCGGCGCGACGAAAGGGCAACTGGTTGCGTTTGCGGAAAACGCGATGTTTGAGGCGACGCCGCGCAGCAGTAAGCGGATGAAGGTAGTCGACCCGGCGACCGGTAGAATGGTCAAGCCTAGCAATCCACCGGTACCCGGGAAGCAGTCACGCGCCAAAGGTTCGGCGATCGCCCTGGTGCTGCCCGTAGAATACTCAACGGCATCGTGGCGCCGGGCGCTGCTGTCGCTGGAAGAGCACCAGAAAGCGTGGCTACTCTGGAACTACAGCGAAAACATCTGCTTCGAGCACCAGGTAGCTATCACCCAGTGGGCCTGGTCGGAGTTCCGCGATCACCTCGGCGCGAAAAAAGTGGCGGGCAAGACGATGGAGCGCCTGAAGAAACTGATATGGCTGGCGGCGCAGGACGTGAAAGCAGAGCTGGCGGGTAAGTATGTGTATCAGCACCAGGACCTTGCAGCCCTGTGTGGCGTTAAACCTGATAACTGGTGTCATAACTACGCTGATTACTGGCGGGCCATGTGCGCTACCTTTAAGCGGCTTGATAGCGATTCTCTTCTCTGTACCGTGAGAACACGATCACAACAAAAGGCGACTTTTTCGCAGCAGGGTCTTGCAAAAGTCAATTAAATACGTCATATTTGAGTCTGCTTTGATATGCTGCCTTAACTTTAAGTGGCGGCATGAAGAATAAAAGAGCCCAGGTGGAAACGCCGGGGCTTTGCTGTTTTATAGAAGCGCCAAACGTTCAAGCTGACCTAACGAGAGCACATATCGCCTGTTTTTTAGGGGGAATTATGTTGATAACTTACGTCAAAACCGTATAATGCCGCGCCATCGATTACCTAAACGGTAATATTTCGGCAAGTAAAGCCGATGACTAATTTGATAAAAAGTAGTGTTTTTTCTCTTGTGTGGATCCGATTCTTTATGTAGGTTGGAGTTGTAGAGCACACAAAAGGCCTACTAAGGAAATTTAATTTGAACAAATTACAGCCCGCAGTCGTTTACACAATGACGTTTCTTATCATCCCTGCATGGGGAATTTGGCTGTTTTCGCTCATTAAATAACCAAACAAACTACCATCTAATTTTTTTCGAAGATCTTCATAGCCTTATGCAGTTAAAATACCCATGGTTCTAACGTCGCGGCCGCGCGTTGGGTATTTTTGCTATGCATAAGGAATTTCTTATAGAAGCCTCTGATAATTCTGCTTCCGGTGTGAAGGTTTGGATCCTAACCGCTATGGTCGTTCTGCTAATGACCATTGTTTCATTTCTGACGGTTCGTTTGATTAATACCGTCGATGAGACTGAGGCGGCCGTTCAGGCCTCAAAAGAAGTACAGGCATCCCAAGGTGAAGTAATCAAAGGTCTTCAGCGCGACCGAGACAACACCGATAAGGAAATCGAAAGGTTGCGAAACCAAGTAGATCGTCTGAAAGATGATAACGCTGCATTAAAAGCGAAGGTAGGTATACCTCTGACGCTGAACATTGAGCCACCTTCGGGTGGCTTTTTCGTTTCTGCAATCTGGTCAGGGCTCTTGGGTAGAGGTGTGATGCACGACACGCCAAAGCCCTTCCGCGCAGAGCCCTGAACCAGATTGCATCTGTCATAGTTTGGTAATTACGTCTGGCTTCCACCTAGAAGATGCGGGTTCGATCCCCGCCAGATGCTCCAATCCCTCTACCTTGGGACCCTTACGGCTACCGCGCCGTCATTATTTACCCTTGGTATTTCTTCCCGCTTTGAGCGGGTTTTTTATTATCAGGTCCCGCAGGAATCATCATCGACACGCTTCGTCGTTAAATCCAGCCTGACGGGCCTGACCCCTTTCAAACACACAGCGCCATCCGTCATCAACGGAGGTGAGGCTATGACCAGAATGAGCACCATTTACAGCAGACTCTCATACGGCACCGGGACCGCATTAACGGGCTGCGGTGTTTCAGCAAAGGCGTATGCCGACGTATCGAAAACAGAGGTATGGATTTTGGCCGACAAAGTGGCGGGTATGAGCCTGAGCGACTGGGCGATCGTTGTCGGTATTGCATGCACTGTTATTACCTGCGGCGTGAACTGGTATTACCGGCGGAAGGAGCGGGAGGATCGGCTGAATGGCTATGTCACCAAAGTTGAGGAATAGCGTTCTTGCTGCCGTCGGCGGTGGCGCCATAGCCATTGCGTCAGCGCTAATCACCGGCCCGACCGGTAACGATGGTCTGGAGGGTGTACGGTATAATGCTTACAAAGATGTCGTAGGCGTGTTGACGGTATGCCACGGACACACGGGCAACGATATCATGCTCGGTAAAACCTACACCGAGGCTGAATGCCGTGCGCTGCTCAATAAAGACCTGAACACCGTCGCCCGCCAGATTAACCCTTACATCAAACAGCCGATCCCCGAAACGATGCGTGGGGCGCTGTACTCGTTCGCGTACAACGTTGGCGCTGGCAATTTCCAGACCTCTACGCTGCTGCGCAAAATCAACCAGGGCGACCAGAAAGGCGCATGCGACCAACTGCGTGTCTGGATTTATGCCAAGAAGGTTGTCTGGAAGGGCCTTGTAACGCGCCGCGAGATTGAGCGTGAAGTGTGTTTGTGGGGGCAGGAATGAGTATGGTTTGCTTCTTTATTGCAGCGCTTCTCGCCTTGAATGGCAATGATGCGTGGCCGTGGTTCCTGGCAGTTGGAGTAATCATGTCATGAGCCGCTTAACCGCCATTATCAGCGCAGTTGTCATCTGCCTGATAGTCAGTCTTGGTTGGTTAGCTAATCGCTACCACACCAACGCCACTGAGTTTAAAAGGCAGCGCGATGCCGCGACGGCCAAGGCAGAGTCTGCCGAAACCGTCAGCAATAACGTCATAAGCGCAATGAACCTCATTAACGACATATCCCAGGCGACCAAGAATGCAAAGACCAAGCTTGCACAGAAAGGTGAGGAACGCATTGTCTACATCAGACAGGCGCTTGAGGGCGATCAGTGCGCTAAGCAACTTGTTCCTGCTGCTGCTACTGACAGCCTGCGGGAATACGCGGACGGTTTACGTGCCGGCACCAGTAGTCCCGATAAGCACTGACCTTACTGCGGATACGCCGATCCCCGGAATGGAGGTTCCGTTCACGTGGCAAGCTAGTCTGGAGTTAAACGCGAAGCTTTACTTCGCACTTGGGCAGTGCAATCTGGATAAAGCGGGGATTAGAAGTATTGAAGAACGCCGTAACGCTTTGCAATGATGAGGCAGACCAGAAGGGTGATGTAGCTAATTGATTTGGCGTGCGGTGCTAACGCATTGAGTATTTCTAACATGTATTTCTCCTTTGAAGTGGTTGTGTGATTTCTATTGTGTAACTTATCCCTCCGCGTGACTGTTCCTACTCTTGCAAATTCTAAGTGTGGAGTCCTGTGCTTCTATACTCGCCACTGTTGAACGTCTAACCCGTTGGGTACGTTTCTCTATAGTGTACCCTAATTACTTTTGAGCAGAATTTTGTCTCTTATAGGAGACAGCCTTTCTTATTGTGGACGTTAAATAAGCCAGCAGAAATCATACTTAAAGGAAGGCCGTGACTATGCTCCTACTCTTCATTCTCCTGTCGATATGGCTCTGTCGAATACCGGAGAAGTCGGGCTGGCCAGAAGTCAGCCCATCCATCTCACAGCTGGAGCTCGTAACCGAGCATCCGACACGCAGCAAGGGGGCTGCGCTGAGATAAGAGTCTGCATTTCAGAAACCATTCACCGAGTGGCTTCGATAATGTTTTTCGATACAATCATCTCAAATATTGTTTGAGGTGATCATGAACGCAGAATACATTTCCTATGAGTCATTGTTAGCCGCAAGGGCTGCTGCAGATTGGGCGTTTTGGTCGATGATTGGTGCCTGGATATCAGCTGCTGCCACTTTACTGGCTGCAATTGCGGGTTTTTTTGCACTCAATATTTGGAGTAAGCAGGAAGAAGTAAGGGAGTTAAAAGACTTCCGAGTTGCAGCATTCAGGTATCACAATGCACTTATTTTTGCTCCGAGTTATATGAATGTAAAGGAAAATGATTCTCATCTGGCTACGGCTAGGACTGTATATGATGAGCACCAGAAGTTATATGTTTCTACTCTTATGATGCATGGTGTAAAGACAAGAGGTAATGCTTCAAGAATCCTTAACGATATCTCTGACATATATGAAAGATATAGGAATTCGGAAATTAGCAATATGGAGGCGCATGCGGAGGTTATGAAAATAATCCAAACTGAACCAATGTTTGGCATGTGCAAATAATGATCTAGCGCCATCTTGCTTATAAATCTCATGAAGTTTTAATTGTAACGGTAATGTACGCCCATGGTAATTCATGAGAGGCCATATCCACCTGTCAGTTTCACTAGCGAAAACTGGCTGCCTTATACTCGGCTCATCCCTGCTACCGAAATCGGCGATTGGGTTAACCTGCATATCCTTTCTGAAGAAGGTCGGCTCCATAACCCCGACCACATCCACCTGCTCGATGCGGACGTAGCGTTTATGTGGGCCTCCAGTTCATTCGAGAAGAAGGGGCGTTATGTCCTCGGCCAATGCGAACAGGTAATGCTCCGCGCCGGCGGCTGGCAGAAAGCCCGAATGGAGCAGCAAATGCATGAATGGTTCGGTCGTATACCGAAGTTCATCATCACGCTGGCTGCCGATTACTGCGAGCAATGCAGCGACCTCGAATTCTGCGCGCTGGTTGAGCATGAGCTTTACCATATCGCCCAGGCTACGGATGACTATGGCGCGCCGAAGTTCAACAAAGAGACCGGGATGCCGGTGCTCACGCTTCGCGGCCACGATGTCGAAGAGTTCGTTGGCGTGGTCCGGCGTTACGGCGCCAGCAAAGACGTGCAGGAAATGGTGGATGCGGCGAACAGGCCGGCGGAGGTTGCTCATATCGATGTTGCCAGGGCTTGCGGGACTTGCATGCTGAAACTGGCTTAATTCTGGAATGCTTTGGAAGGATGGTGATTCATGGCTGCACTAAAACCAGAGGTGAAAGCCGCCATCGTTCAAATGCTTGCGTGCTATGACACCCTGTCGATTGTGGTCGACGCCATCCAAAAAGATTACGGGATAAGAGTCACCCCACAGCAAGTCGAATCGCACGACCCGACGAAGGTCAGCGGTAAGGGACTGGCGAAAAAATGGGTCGACATGTTCAACGCCACCCGCGACCGCTTCCTCAACGAAATCTCCGACATCCCGATCGCCAATAAAGCTTACCGTCTGCGAGTCCTGCAGCGAATGTCCACGGACGCCGAAAAAATGAAAAACATGGGCATGACGGCGCAGTTGCTGGAGCAGGCTGCTAAAGAGGTTGGGGATGTCTACACCAACAAACAGAAGGTTGAGCAAAGCGTTGTTGCCACCCATAACGTTATGCCGGTCCCGTCCTGCGATAACGTTGAGGACTGGGAGAAAGCGGCGCAGAAACAGCAGGACGAGGTATTGGGTGGATGAATTACAAAGCCGTCTGGAAACCTTTGCCGGGATCGCAATCGCTCTCCCTGAGTTGCCCGTGTAACGAAATCCTCTACGAGGGAACGCGCGGCCCCGGAAAAACAGCGGCGCAGTTGGCTCGCTTTCGCCGGCTGGTAGGTCTGGGCTATGGCTCATTCTGGCGTGGGGTGATTTTCGATACCGAGTATAAAAACCTCACCGACATCATCACGCAGTCGAAGCGTATGTATCGCCTGTTCAACGACGGGGCACGCTATCTCGCGTCTGCGTCAGAGCTGCGCTGGGTATGGCCTACGGGCGAAGAGCTGCTCTTCCGCTTTGGGAAAGAAGAGAGCGACTACTGGGACTATCACGGGCAGGAATTCCCGTTCATCGGCTTCAACGAACTGACAAAGCAGCAGTCTGCCGAGTTCTACGAAATGATGTTCTCCTGCCGGCGCTCATCGTTCAGGCCTGAGAATTACCCGCTTGCTAACGGCTCTCTGCTTAGGCCGATCCCGCTTGAAACGTTTAGCACGACTAACCCCTTTGGTATCGGGCATACGTGGGTAAAGAAACGCTTCATAGAGCCAGCCCCCCGCGGCACCATCATCCGCGAAACGCAGCGGGTATTTAACCCTCAGACGGAGAAAGAGGAAGATGTGACGCTTACCCGCGTTGCAATTCACGGTTCGTTCAAAGAAAACCCGTATCTCGATCCTCAGTACATCGCAACACTGATGGCTATCAAAGACCCGAACCGGCGTAAAGCGTGGGTAGAAGGTTCATGGGACGTCACCAGCGGCGGCCGTTTCGACCACCTGTGGAATGAAGCGCTGCACGTCATTAAGCCGTTCCGCATCCCGGATAGCTGGACCGTCGATCGTTCTCATGACTGGGGTGAGTCGAAACCGTTCTCTAATCTATGGTGGGCGCAGGCTGATGGCACTGCCGCCGAGCTGCCAGATGGTCGACAGTTCTGCCCGCCGGCAGGTTCGATAATCCTGATCGGAGAATGGTACGGCTGCCCGCCTGACGAGCTGAACAAAGGCCTGAATATGTCATCCACCAACGTCGCGAAAGGCGTGGCGTGGATTGACAAGCGGCTGGTTGGCGAAGACGTCGACGAGCCGGAAGAGATTCAAATCGACGGTGTCACGCAGGGCCAGCTGAACATTGTTCCCGGAATATGCTCGGAAGTTATCCCGGGCCCGGCTGATAGCGCCATTTTCAACACTGGCGACAACGAGTTATCGATCGGCCAGAAAATGGAAAATCAGGGTGTCGAATGGCTAGAGGCCAATAAGAAGCCGGGCTCGCGTGTCAACGGGGCCTCGGTATTCGCCGACATGCTTGAGGCTGTCGTTGAGGGCAAAAAGCTGGAGTCTGGCATCCCGGAGAAGCCTGCCTTTTATGTGTTCGAGCATTGCCGTGGCTGGATTAGCCGCATCCCCGTACTGGTTCGCGACAGCAGAAACCCAGATGACGTAGATACCCAGCAGGAAGACCACGACTGGGATGCTACGCGCTACCGAGTACTGCATTCACCACAGAAAATCACCGGCATGTTGGTGCGTTCGCGCTGACGGAGGACATAAGTGAACGAAAGCCAAATGAAACAAGAGCGCGCCTCGAATGCCAATCTTGAGAAAGAACGCCGGAACTACCTGTCGTCGCTGTTCAACGGAACCAGCAATACGAAGCGCCAGCGCCTATATCAGGAGTTCGGCTATCCCGTCGATCTCTGCTTTGAGGATTTCTACCGGGCATGTCGCCGCAATGCTGTTGCTGGCGCGGCCGTCAGTCGCATGGTTGATGGCTGTTGGGAGGATTTCCCGGAGATTTATGAGGGCGATAAAACCAAAGATGCTACCAAACAAACTGAGTGGGATAAGCGGGTTAACAAGCTGCTCAAGAGATGCTGGAAGCAGATTAAGGGCGCCGATCGTCGCAACCTGGTAGGTCGATATTCTGCGTTGTTGATTCAGGTTAAAGACAACAAGCAGTGGCGTGATCCGGTAGATACCGTGGCCGTAGGGCGGTTGGAAGAAAAGGCGCTGGTAAAACTCATCCCTGCATGGGAAGCGCAGATTGAGCCCATTGAATGGGATAATGACCCAGAAAGTGAGACGTTCGGCGATGTGACGATGTACTCGTTCATTGAGTTGTCGGTGGGCAACAACAAAGACGCCCGGCCCGGACGCATAATCAACGTTCACCCAGATCGCGTCATTATCCTGGCTGAAGGCTCCGATGATGGCTCAATGACTTCCGGGCGTTCAATGCTGGAAGAGGGCTTTAACAAGCTCCTGGACCTCGAAAAGGTTTCCGGCGGCGGAGCAGAGGGGTTTCTTAAAAATGCCAGTCGCCAACTCAATTTCAATTTCAGCTCCAAGACGAATTTCGCTCAACTGGCACGAGCACTCGGCGTAACTGAGGCCGAGCTATCGAATGCGATGGATGATCAGGTGCGTCGACTGAATGACAGCACCGACAGCGCAGTCATGATGCAGGAAGGCGATGCCAGCGTGCTCTCAGTGACAGTTGCCGACCCGGAACCCACCTGGCGAACAGCGCTTAATGAGTTCTGCGCTACCGTGCCGATCCCCGTTAAAGTTCTGATCGGCATGCAGACAGGGGAGAGGGCAAGTACGGAAGACGCTAAGGACTGGGCCAAAACCCGCATGAGTCGCCGTAATGGCTTCCTTACCGACGTGATCACGGATGTGGTTTCGCGCTTTTGGAAACTTGGCATTGTCCCTCCCGCACAAGGCGAGGAAATCTCAGTCGGATGGTCAGATCTTCTGGCGCCGAGCCAGGCAGAGAAGATTGCCAACATGGACAAGCTCGCGGACGTTGCCGTGAAGTCGACGAATGCATTTGGCCGTTCAGCCATCACTGAGAATGAAATCCGTGCGGCAGGAGAACTCCAGCCATTGCCTGAACTTGATGATGAGATGCCGCCTGATGACCGCAAACCAAAACCTGATCCTCTGGCCGACCCAGAACCAGAAGCCGAAAAGTCCGGTGATACCACGGTCGAAAGTTGACCCCACGATGTCGCGCAAAGCAGTCAGTAAGATGGAACGCGACATCGAGGACCGTTACTACGCGATAAAGGTTGCACTGAAGGCTCTTTTCGACCAGCGACTTACCGGGCGAGAGCGAGAGGTTAACAGCCACAGCTGGCACTTCCTGTGCCACGTTAACGGCGCCGAGCCAACGCTCTACCAGGTCAACGCCGGCAAGTTCATCTATGACATGTCGGCGCAGGAAATGGCCGACCTGCTGGGCATCGTACAGACCATTCTGGACGATTACCTGCTGGAAGGTGGCGAGCAAAACCTCTGGGCGATGGACTATGTCACCAAAGAGGCGCAGCGCGGCACGCTTGAAGCCTTCAACAACCTGTCTCAGCAGTCGCCGGTCTACGCCAGCCAGACAACGCTGCAGATGCTGCTGTCCAGCCCCGCTTACCAGAACCAGATCGCCGCTGCTTACATCAGTACATACAGCGACTGGAAACTGGAAAGCGACCGGGCGCGCGGCGATCTCGCAAACGTCATTGCTGATGCGATTGGCCGTGGCGTTAATCCGCGTGAAACGGCGCAGGTGATAAGTAAGCGCCTCGATGTCTCAATGAGTCGCGCCAAGAACATGGCGCAGACTGAGCAGGTAGGAGCGCTGCGGCAGGCGCAATGGAACGAAACGGACTGGGCGGCCGACAGGTTGGGGCTTAAGACTGGCCTGTTATGGCTGTCAGCGCTAAAGCCAACGACCAGGTGGTGGCATGCAGCCGAACACGGAAAAGTCAAAACGACTGAATGGGTCAGGGAGTTCTACTCTCGCGACGGCAACAAATATCACTGTTACTGCGGCCAGATTCCGGTTCTGCTCAACGACGACGGCAGCATATTTAACAAAGGGCTGGCTGAGAAGCTGGCGAAAGAACGTGAACAGTGGCCCAAAGCGGCCTGAACAACTGAGGACGCAGCGTGAAGCTATCCAGCATCCACGTTAAATCCCTCGCCATCAACGCTTCCAACATCTCCACGACAACCCTCAACGGCCAGGAACACTACGTCATCCGTGGCGCGGTCCCGATCGTCGATGACATCGTGATGAATGGTGGGCTTTATCCGGCCGAGGAGATTAACAACAGCTACCAGACGATGGAAGGCAAGCTGATGCCTCTGCCGCATCCGATGGTAGATGGCAAGTATGTCAGCGCTAATGACCCACAAGCCATTAACACCTATCACGTCGGAGCCTGGGCGCAGAACGTCAGTAAGTCAGGCGATCAGGTAGTCATGGACGTTTACATCAATAAGGCGGTCGCTGAGACAAAGCCCGACGGTAAGCGCCTGATTAATCGTCTCGATGAGATGATCGCCGGGACAAACACCGACCCGATCCACCTTTCTACCGGGCTGCTCACGAACAAAGAGAAAAAGTCCGGTGAGTCGAAGGGCAAGAAGCATTCGTGGATTGCCCGGAATATGCAATTCGACCACATCGCTATCCTGCTCGATGAGCCGGGCGCCGGTACTCCTGCAGAGGGTGTAGGCATGTTCGTTAACGCTGACGGGCAGGAAGGTGAAGTGGAAACCGCCAGCCTCATCGAAGCCGCGAACAGCATGAAAGACGGCCTCTGGAATAAAGCCAAATTCTTCTTCAGCAACGCTTCCGAAATGTCATTCGACGATATCTACCAGGCGTTGCGGATGGCCATTAAGCAGGACGACAAAAAGTGGCGCTACGTCGTCAGCGTCTGGCCTGACCATTTCGTTTACGAAGAAGACGCCGACGGCGCCAAACCGAAACTCCTCGACCAGAAATACCTCATCTCCGACAAAGTCGTAACGCTTGTCGGCGATCCAGTAGAAGTCGTGCGCAAACCAACTGAGTACGAAGTCAAAACCAACGGAGAAACAAACCCGATGAAAGAGAAGATGATCGCCGCGCTCAATGCCGCAGGCGTAAAAACCGAGGGGCTGACCGACGATCAGGTCTGGGATGCCTACAACCAACAGATGCAGAAGAAAGACGGTGGCGGCGACCCTGGTCAGGCTCAGATTAACTCCGAAGCGATTACCGCGGCGGTCAATCTGGCGCTGAAGCCGCTGACTGAAGAAATCGGCACGCTGAAAACCCAACTGCAGGCCAACGCTGAGAAAGACCTCAAAACTAAGCGCGAAGCGGTAAAGGCGAAATTCCCGTTCATGACTGAAGCGGCGATCAACTCGCTGGCTGGTGATGCACTGAACGACATGTACTCGCAGTGCCAGACCAGTACCGGTCTTAACCCGGCGTTTCAGGGTAATGGCGCTCAGAGCGAAATCCTTAACATGGAGGCACCTGAATAATGGCTCTTGCACCTCGTTTCCATACAGTAATTGCGGGCCCGGCCCGTAAAAATGACCCGCAGGTCATCGAAGCTATCATGGCGGCCGCTGTGAAGCCTGGTTCCCTGGTGATGCTGGACAGCACCGGGAAACTGGCCGTGCATGCTACGGCCGGCGGGGCAGGCGTTGCCCTCGCTCTCCAGCACAACTACATCGGTGGCGGTGATATCCGCGACGCTGTACCAGCCGGTGACACTGGCGCGGCAATCATGTGCGAAGACGATGTCGATTACCACATGCTGGTCAAGGCTTCTCAGGTGCTGCTTGAGAATGAAGGTCTTGTGTCAGCCGGTGATGGCACGCTCCAGAAATCTGCTGCGCCGACTACCGACGTAGTTTTGTTCTACTCACGCGAGAAAATCACTGTTGGTGCGGAAGCCCAGCTCGTGAAAGTCCGCAAATCAGGGAAAGCTACCGCATGAGCATGATCGTATTTAACAAAAAGCTGGTTACCGAACATAACCAGATCAAGAAGGCGTGGAATCAGTTGCTGATGCAGCGTGAGGTCTTCAACATCAACCAGAACACCATCACTACTCAGTACCGCGGCGCGATGGAAGTTAACCAGGCTGCGTTGATCTCCAAAGACTACTGGCGGGAAGTGGACAACATTACCACCCGTGTATTTCGCAATGACGAAGGTAACGGCCTGCTGGATGATCTGCTGGGGCTCGGCACGCCGATCTCTATCGGTAAGACGGCTGCTCTTTACCGCGTTTCCAGCGACGCTGGCAAGGTGCACCGCTCCCTGACCGGTCATGTGCCAGAAGAACTGGATAAAGTCATCTACGATGAAGCCGGCGACCCGATTCCAATCTTCGACACCGGCTACGGCCGTGAATGGCGAGAGTGGAGCGGTATGGAGTCGGAAAACCTCGACGCTATGGCCGACGACCAGGAAGCTCATGTAGCGGCCATCCGTGAAGACATGGCTGATTACATGCTGTCCGGTGACGAGAAGGTGAAGGTTAAGGGCTATGTCGGCGCCGGCATCACCAACCACGCCAATACCAACCAGGTAGATCTGAGCGCGTCTGGTCTGAATATTGACCTGACCACCTCTACTCCTGACGAAACTGTCGCTTTCTTCACCGGTCCATTCGCGAAACTACTGGACGATAACTATGTGCAGGAAAAGGTAAAAGCATGGGCATCTCCGGATATCATGCGCAACCTGAACAGACCGTACTCAGATGCCGCGGGCTTCAAAGAAGGCACCGTGCTGGAATACATCCTGCGCTATGGTCGCATCGAGTCGTTCAACCAGACCTTTAAACTGACCGGCAACCACTTCATCGCGTATGTTCGCAACTCGCAGTACATCAAAACGCGTATCGCCGCACCGGTGGGCACCTTCATGATCCCGCGTCAAAATCCGTTCGACAACTACAACTCTCTGGTCTGGAGCGCTGTCGGTCTGCAGATTAAGCGCGACTTCAACGGTCGTTCGAAAGTGTTCAACGCACAGGGTTAAGGGGCTTCGGCCCCTTTTCTTCGGGAGAAAGCATGAAAACGTTAAAGGTCGAGAAAACAGGCTGCTGGGGCATGATTGATGGCGTCTTCCAGCAGATGCCGGTAGGCCATGAGTTCGTCGCGGCAGACATTCCGGCGGCTTTTGCTGGGCGAGTGTCGGTAGTTGGCGAAGTGGAAGAGCAGACGCTTGAAGTGGCCACACCGGTCGCTGACGCTGCAGAGCAGGCTGAGCAGCAGGATGAATCTGCAGCTAAATCGAAAAAGGCGAAATAACCATGGCTGACCCAATCACAGCGGCAGACGTGCAGGCGTTCCTCGGTGAGTTGGGTTACGCCATTCCCGGCGCTCTGCTCGATCCGATTCTCTGTGTGGTGAACAAGATTATCCCGTGCCTCGAAGGTGCGGGGTATGACGAATGCACGGCAAAACTCATCCTGATGTATGCCGCTGCGCTCATGGCGACGTCTTCCGGTGCCCGGCGTATCAAATCGCAGGGGGCGCCATCAGGAGCGTCGCGCTCGTTCGAATATGGCGATGACAGTATCACTTGGTTGCGCGACTCACTGGCGAAACTGGATACCAGCGGCTGCACCGGTGAACTGCCGATAAGCGCTGGTAACAACGTGGGCCTATTTATGGTTGTGGGAGGCTGCTGATGTTTGAAGCAAAACAAATAGCTGAGCTATTGAACCAGCTGTTCATTACTGACCCAGTCGCTGCCGCTAAGTTGGTTAATCATCGCGTTGAGTGCAGTGAGGCTTTTCTCGGCAGCGATATTCCGTTTGTCTGCTCACGAAATAGCGAAGGCGTCATCACTATGGGCGTTGTCGGTTTCGTAAATGCGTTGGCAAAGCCAGGTACTGGTTACGCCGCTGCCGTTTATGACGACAATCGACTCACTGGATTCACCGTCGTGGGTGCTGATTAATGGCCTGGATTTCAGTGCAGCAACGGCTGCCGCGTACGTTCACCCGGGTGTGGGTGATGACTGATACCGGCCAGCAAACGACGGCATACGTGAAAAGCGACGGGGAGTGGTTCATTAACTGCGACCGCATACGCGCCACAGGGGCTGTTGTGCTGCGATGGAGGGATGACTGATGTCTTCGACAGCTTCATGGTCATACAACAAACCATGCACCCTCTGGAAAATGATTCGAGATGCCGATGGTAGTGATACTGATGGTGGCGGCCAGCCGTATGGTTTCCAGCCACCAATAAATATCATGTGTGACTACATTGGCGGTCTTTCGTCAAAGCTCAGCGAATTGGGGCAGGGGATTGTAGTTAAAAATACCTTCTTCACTGCTTACGCTGATGCAGAGAAGGGTGATTACATCCTCATCGGAACCAGCGCGGATGCTAACCCCTACAACACCAAAGCGGACGAAATAAGGGCTTTCACTCAGTGGAACGATACCCTTGACGGTGTTGAAGATGATTGGGCCATTATTACGGGAGTCTGAATATGGGCGCTAAAGTTCGCGGCATCCGCCAGGCTAAGGCCAATCTCGACCGCATCATTAAGGACGTGCAGGGGCGCAAGGTTGTGCGCGCGTTGCAGTCGGCGATGCTCATCGGTAGCGCGCAAGCGGCGCTATATACCCCGATCGATACGTCGACGCTCATCAATAGCCAGTTCCGGGAAATAACTTCAAACGGCGTGCGGGTGACCGGTCGCGTTGGCTATACGGCTAACTATGCCGTGTTCGTACACGACCCGGAGGTGAAGCAGACCTTCAGGCGCGCATCGGCGCGGAAAGAGTTCTTAACGAAGGGATTCGAGGATACCCGCAGCCAGATTGACGCCGCGGTTAAAAAGGAGCTTTCGCTATGACACCTGCGATGTATATGCGCCTGAAAGACCTGTTTATGGCTGAAGGCCTGACGGCAGGTTTCAAAGTCCAGTGGCGGTTATGGCGCGACACTGGCAAGGATGCCGATCAGTTCATCGTGTTCCGGCCTTCTGGCGGTACCAATATCGAGTACGACCTCGGCGGCGACTGGTATGTGATGGTTGATGTGATCTCCTCGAAGGCGAATCCCGATGCTGCTGACGCCGCGGTAAACGCCATTATCGAGTACATCAGCGCGCAATCCGGCGCCGATGATTGCGTAGGCGCGCTGCGGCTTGTCGGCAATGTCCCGGCTGCTATACCAACCGAAGAGGGCCGGTTAGTTACCCGGCTGCTCGTCTCCTGCACATACGGGGAGTAAACATGATTTATCCCTTCGATGCGTCCTATGCTCAGGAAGTGCTGAGAAAACATTATCAGTATGCGAATGTCCTCGTTAATCCCCGCGAAAGTCTTGCCGCAAAGACGGCGGGGCTCATTGCTCACGACGGACACCTCTCGAAATGGGATGGCGATAAAAGCACGTCAGAAATTCGCCGGGAGTTGTCGAGAAACACAGAAGATATTGAAACTCGGGCGGCATAAACCCCCAGAATCACCCATCAGGCTGCCATCTGGCGGCCTTTTTTATTTGAGAGGTACACATGCAGGGCTGCCAGAATGATACCGGTAAGCTGATCGGCAAAGTAGCGGTACTCCGCATGGCTATGGGCTGTGCTGATACCGTTCCGGCTCTTTCCGAATGGAAGCGCCTGGGCGCGCTAACCACCAAAGGCTTCGACTACTCCATGAATACCGTCACCTCTGAGGCTGACGATACGAAAGGTATGGTTGAGAACTTGGTCAACAACATGGACGTCACCATCTCCGGAGAAGGTGAGTTCCGTAAAAAAGACAAGACGACTGAAATTGGCGCTATTGCCATCTCGAAATATATTTTCGATGAGGTGCAGGCCGGCCGTCAGCCGACGGTATGGGTACGCTTTGACTTCACCGGGGAAGACACCGGGACCTACATCATGGGGTACTTCAACACCACTTCATGGTCTGGTGACTTCGGTACAACCGACATTTCCACCTTCTCTGGTGAATGGAAAGTTTACGATGCTGACACCGTCGTATTTGAAGTCGCTGGCCCGGCGCTGGCATTCACCACGAACCTTACGGCGACCAAATCCGTTGCGACCGGCGCCGTTCTTAACATGCCGGTGGTCGTTGAAGGCGGCACGGCTCCATACACCTACGTATGGAAAAAAGACGGCTCCGTCGTCAGCGGGCAAACCACAGCCACGTTTAACAAAGCCAGCGCGGTTTCTGGTGACGCCGGGGTTTACACCTGCGAAGTCACGGACTCTGCAGCGACGCCAGTCAAAATCACCTCAGTAGCATGCACGGTCACGATCAGCTAATCACCTGGCTGTTTCGTGAATAGTACAAAGGGCGTTGCGGCGCCCTTGATACTGTTTATGGAGCGACTATGACCCTCATTAAAGAATTAGGCGAATGCGTTATCGGTACAGATGACCGGGAATTCTTTTTCCGTCCGTCATTCCGCAATATGGCGCGCATCGGCGAGCCAGAGGAAATCGTTCAGACGTTCTATGAGCTGTGCAACGATGAAGCCACTCCGTTAATACAGCGCGCTGCTCAGGCCTATATCCACGGCGAATACAGCCGCCTGCCTGATTGTGTACTGCGATACATCCAGAGTGGGCTACTGACCCGCAAAGCCATCATGGCAGCCCATACGGTACTGACAGCATGCTGCGATGACGACATCGGCGCTCTTGTTGGCTGGATGAAGCCGGGAAAGACCCGTAAGCGTGGCTTTGTCTGGCGCCCTGGCAGTATGCCGCCGGAGAGCATGGTCATCGTCGCGCAAAACCTGATGATGCATGGCATTGTCGGAAAAGCGAAGGTGCGCAAGCTGCAGCGCTACGAAACGAACGAGACCACCTCAGAGTTTCGCGCCGCCGATTACATCATGGCAGCACGCAACCACTTCGGCATAAGCCGGGAGGAGGCCGAAAATCTGACGATGACGGAGTTCGCTCTGATGCTCAACGCCAAATACCCGAACCAAAAAGGGTTCACCCGTGAAGAGTATGACACCGTGATGGACGAAGACGATCGCCGGTGGCAGGCGATGATGCAACAGGAGCAGTCCAGGACAACCCGCACGAAGAATTAACCTCAGCACTAACCGAATATCAGCCTCGCAAACGCGGGGCTTTTTTATAACGGTCTGTTGGTGGTCGGCTATTGCAGCCTCACTTCTGACGCGCCTCGCACGCGCATTCAACACAGAACCTTTCAGGATGACCCTTGAGGATGCCGGCGGCTGTCGGTGCCTTCTGTGGGCCGGTTTCCTGTGCGACAAGGTTCATCACTCAAAGGTAAACCGATATGAAATATCCAACAGTCTCAGTAAATGGCGTGTCCGTTCGTGTAGACGACGAGGGGCGCTACAACCTTAACGATCTCCATGCGGCGGCTGTAGCCAATGGCGAGGCAACGGAATCACAGAGGCCGAGTAACTTTTTAAGAAGTGCGCAAGTTAAGCGGTTTGTTTCAGCACTTAAAGCCAAAGCTCAAAAAAGAGCTTTGGAAGAAATTCAACCTCTTAAAGTAATAAAAGGCGGTTCGGAATCTGGTGCGTGGGGGGTTGAACTGCTTGCCATTCGCTATGCAGCATGGATTAAGCCCGAATTCGAAATTGAGGTGTATGAGGTATTTCGGACGGTTGTTCGTATGGGCATTGGCGCTATGTCCCGCCTGAACAAAATCGATCACATCATCAACACAGAAACAAAGGCTATCAGTCAGTGTGCAAGCCAGATGGCGAAGTGGGGTGTTGGCGGCCGTAAACAATTGCTCCATGCTGCGCGTGATCGGGCCGTTGATGAGGTTCAATTGTATTTGCCGGGTATCGCATAAATTTGGAATAGCCCACTCAGGTGGGCTTTCATTTACAACATAGATTCATTGTCCGAGTAGCTTTGAAAGCACAGCTGTGGTCCCGGCCTGCACCACACTTTCAAGGGTTTTAATCGATAATTCGCCGAGAGAGGATTTAGCTTGATCCTTCTGCTCATCGTCCATGTTAGAAATCGTGATGAGGTCTTCGAGCACTACGACAGCATCACGATGAAACTTGATAGTCTGGACATTTAGGATGGCGCCAAGCCCTCCATCATTTAACATGAAATCGACACCTTTGGCAGAGGCTGAAATTTCACCAATAATCAGGATGTCATGCATCATTGATTTGTTGTTTATGTAAATTAAATCATGCTCGAAGAGATAGTAAATATTAGCGATTAATTTTTGGATATCATCCTGAGCGCACTCCGCAACTAATGTATTGTTAAATCTTTCAGGCAGTGGAGTTGATGGATAACTATCTACGCAAGCCTGTAGTATTTCTCTCTGCAGTTTCCGGTCAAACTTTTCCATGATGAATCCTTGCGTGGGGTTTACTCACCAGCCTACCGTGATAAGGGACCGCGAAACATCCTGATAAACGATCAGGTGGTTTTGTCGTTCCCCCGCATCCCTGCTAATCTGTCGAAAACAAACCAATGGAGATAGGGATATGAGCCTTGATGGATTCTCTCGAGATAAAGTCGAATGGTTCAGGGCGTGGGTGCTCAAAAAGAACTTTTTAGAGGTGGTAGATCTTCATTGTCAACTATCTGAGGCTGTAAAAAAGCACTACCGACTACGTGCAGATCAGAAACATTTGGCTATTGCAATTAGCGCTTGTGAATACATGATTTGCATTTCTGATATTGCCATGGATGCGTTGATAGCCAAGGCGCTTTATCAAATTTATGAATATGAGCAAGTGATAGGCGATTATCCATACCCTAAAACCTTTTACCGGCCTGGCCACCATGGTTACTATCAACTCGGCGTCTTGCTTAGAAAGTGTAAGAATGTTAATCGTGAAGAACAATTAAACCGAAAGATGCGTAAAGAAGGGTGGGGAGGTGGGGAAGTTGAACTGTCCCAACTGACAGGAAGTAGTTTTATGGGTTTGAAAATAGGGTAATCACATGAAAAAATTAGCTTTAGGTTTGATGTTAACGGTTTCTTTTGGCGCTGCTTCAGCCACTACAATTTCCATCCCGACCGATTCGAAAGCCAAATACACCATCATTGATAAAAGCTTAAATGGCTCCATGGCAACTATCACGACCATGAGAGAGGGGCCGTCAGGGACATCCTACTCACAGCGCTTGTATGACTGCACATCGTGGACGGTGAAGTATCTTGGTGATGGAGACACGCTGGAACAAATGAAAGCATCCAAGCCTGACGAAGGCATGTCTCCAATAGTTGATAATTCAATAGCGTATTATATAGGCCAACGGGCCTGTAAATAACCAAACCCGCTTCGGCGGGTTTTTTTATGCCCGGAGTATGCGATGGCAGAAAAAGCAGGTGAAATTTATTATGACATTGAGGCTAACGTATCCGGCCTGATCCAGGCGCAGCAGCAAGTTAATAAGCGCCTTGACCAAATGGACGCCAAGTTTGAGCAATCATCACGATCTGCCGGGCGCTTCGAAGGTGCTTTGAATAAAGTTGGCGTTGCTATTGCAGCGGCTTTCACCATCGATGCAGCGAAGAAACTTATCGCTATCGGCGACGAAATGGTTACGCTACAGGCGAGGATAGCCAGGCTAAGTCCCAGCATCGACGTGGCCAAAGAAACACTTTCCTCCCTGTCTGCAATCGCGTCTCAAACCGGTAATAGCCTGTCAGAAACTGAGAGGTTATGGGAATCACTGACGACAGCGTTAAAGGAGACTGGAGCAACTAACTCGCAGATACTCGGGTTGACATCGACACTGCAAAAAATTGGCACTATCGGTGGATCTTCTACTGAGGAAATGGCTAACGCACTACGGCAGTTTGGACAGTCCATTTCTGGCGGTATTGTACGTGCTGAAGAGTTCAACTCTATTCTTGAGCAAATGCCAGAGCTTGCGCGGCAGATTGCAGCGGGGCTGGGGATATCAATCGGCGATCTGCGCAAGAGAATGCTGGAAGGTAAACTGACCGCTCAGGATGCCCTGAACGCCATTCAGCGCCAGTCTCAGTCGGTCAACGAAGAGTTCGATAAAATGCCGGTCAGCATTGATCGTGCAAAGAACAGCCTTGATGTAGCCTTCAAAAATGCCATTAACGACCTTAACCAAGCAATAGGCCTGACTACGACGCTTGCAGGATTAATGCAGAGCGTTGCGGACAACCTCAATTACTACAACAACAATGTTGGTGATTCTTCAAGAATGCCGAAGCTGATCAAGCTCCAGCAGGATTTGAACAATGAGTTGAAAGACGGTCAGAGATGGTATGAAACAGACTCAGTTTTTCAGGCCAGAAGAGCGCAAGCAGCAGTGCAGCTGAAGCAGATCGAGGGGGAAATAGCCCATATTCGAGCAAAGGCTCAGAAGGACGCTGGAAGCAACCAGTTTAATGCGCCGCCGACCAAAGGCGATGACGCCGCAACCAAGAAACTTGTTCAAAACTCTGAACGCCGGCTTTCGCTAGCCAAACTTGAAGGCGAGGCGCGAGCCAGGCTTCAGGCCCAATATGATGCTGCTGATGCTGGGGTGACTGATCCGAAGCGGATTAAAGCCTTGCAGGATGAATACGCTGAAACCTACCGGGTTACAGAGGCTCGGAAGGAAAGCAACAAGATGGGCAAGCAATCAGCCTCTTCCGCTGAGTCTATAGCGCAGAAACTCGAAAATCTACGCCAGCAGTCAGAGCTTGCAGCCAGTTCAACGCAGGAGCTTAGCCGGGAACAGGCGATATTACGCGCGCAACAGTCACTCGGAAGCGTAGCCACTCAGGCGCAAATTCAGGAAGCAGGGCAATACGCCGCTAAAGCATGGGATGCTGCAGCAGCGGCAAGAGGTGTTACGGAAGCCCTCAAGGCTATACCGGATCAGGCGGAGAATAAATCCTACACCGAATCCATGCAGAACCTGAAAGCGGCACTGAATGCCGGAAAGATTGACCTGCAGGAGTACAACGCAGCTACTGAGCAGATGGAGCAACAGCACCAGGCTAATCTGGCTAAGATACGCGCCCAGCAGGTGGTTAACCCAACACAGCAGGCAGTGGCTGAGGTTGACCCGGTACAGCAACTGGCTAATCAACATGCTCAGGAACTGGCGCTTATCCAGCAGTTCGAGCAGCAGGGCGTATTAGCACATCAAAACGCGCTGGCGCTAAAAAATGCAGCTGACATGCAGTATGAAAAGGCTAGGACTGATGCGCAATGGGCTCTGTTCACTCAGCAGAGCGTGGGCTATGAGGCGCTGGGCGCCGCCGTCGACGCATTTGGCAATCAGGCATCCAATGCGTTAACTGGCGTGATAACGGGCAGTATGTCTGCAAATGATGCCCTTAGCTCAATCGGAAGTACCATTCTGAATGATGTTATCAACACGTTCGTCCAGATGGGATTACAGCAGGCCAAATCTGCGATTATGGGGGCAAGCGTGCAGCAAGCCACCATCGCGGCCACGACGGCCACGCAAGTTGGCGCACTTGCCACTACCACCGCAGCGAGTACAGCCTCTGCCGGCACGACAATGGCGGCATGGCTACCGGCCGCGCTGGTCGCTTCTGTGGGTTCGTTTGGTGCCGCAGCTATTATCGGCGGTGCCGCGCTGGTTGGAGCGTTTGCGCTATCTAAGACACTTTCAAGCGGTAGAAAGAACGGCGGCCCAGTATCTGCGGGGAGTGTTTATCCTGTTGGGGAGGGGAACCTACCTGAATTCATGCAGACCAGTAAGGGCCTGTTCATGATTCCAGGTGATGATGGGAGAGTGTTTAGCAACAAGGATGTGACAAGCGGATCGCCGAGCATCAAGAAGGCCTCAACCGGTAGCGAATACCTTAGCCAGGCCAGCGGCGGCAGCGGTTCATCTGGTTCGCAAACGTCGAAATCCATATCGGTCAATGTCCAGTTCTATGACCAGAGCAGCGGCGGACAGCACTCATTTGAGGCTCAGGCGATGCAGCAGGGGAATGTTCTCACGGTTGATGCATTCCTCAGAGACCTGGACAGCGCTGGCCCGATGGCATCGGGTATGGAGTCCACCTACGGCCTCCGCCGGCAAGCATCAGGAGCTTACTGACAATTTTTAAAACCAATTATCATACCGCCACACTCAACCAGACAACGTTAAGAGATTGTTTATGATTGGTTTTAATAAGTTAATTACACCAAAGATACTTTCTGTAGTTTATGGGCTTACTTTAGTTGCAGTGTTTGCGGCAGCTATTTTTTGTGCGATATCAGTTGGCATTATCAAAGCTATCTTGATTGCATTAATGGCAGTGCCTATCCGAATATTTTTTGAAGGTATTATGGTTGCTTTCAAAAACAATGAGTACTTAAGGCGTATCGCTGAAGCTCTGGAAAAAGAACAGGCTAAATAACCAACCCGCTCCGGCGGGTTTTTTAATGGGTGAGAATTATGAAAGTAGCGATCGAAGTTAACGGTGAGGTCATCTGGTTTCGCAATAGCGAGACTCTGGAGGGCATGGCGTCGTTGGGCTATTTGAAGGACGGCACACAGCAGAAAATCATTGCCGCCCTTGAGGATGCCTTAAATCAGGCAAAGGGTGAACAGCTATGCTGGAATGACGGTAATTGAATGGCGCACGGACGCCGAACCACCTCCTAAATCAAGGGTGACATTCCAGTATCCGGAGTGAGGAACACCTAAATGCGCAGGCAGCCTTTTAAAGAAGCCGCCACCGCCGTGATGCTGAAACCCTCTTCCGCTGCGGTAGTTGTTAAAATTTGAATCAGTCATCAGCAAAATGTTGCACTGATGAGAGCAATCAACAACGACCGTATCACCGGCGTTGAGATGCATTCGTTTATGCAAGAAATTCATTCTGATTCCTTATCTGTTAAGCCAGCTAGCACCTGGCAATAACACGATAACGGTAAAAACATTTCGTTACATCCTGATATTCAAATAGTGCCGCAATTGCGGCTTTTTTTATGCCCGGAGGAAACGTGGCAACAGTTTCATACCCGGCTCTTCTGCCGCTTCCGCAGCGCGCCAGTCAGAACATGACGCAGGATACCGCCTGGCAGACAACGCAGCCGGCGGTCGGGCCCGTCATTTTCACACCGCTAACCACTGACCTGAAATCCACCTGGTCGCTTCAGTGGATTTTTACATTGCAGCAGGCCGAACGGTTTAAGTCGTGGCTACGTTCTCCGACGTACTGCGACCGCGGGCGTAACTGGTTCCAGATGCCGATCGACCTCGGCGACACCCAGGGTGTGCAGCTGCAGATGCTGCACTTTATCAGTATGCCTGTGCAGACCAGCAAAAACGGCAACATCGTCACCTGGACTGCCAGTGTCATCTGTAACGGTATCGAGGACATCACCGAGGACTACGACGACTGGATCGTCATGGCGCCAGAGAACTACGGCTACTGGCTGGATTATCTGGTCACATCCGTGATGCCGAGGGCCGAATAATGCCGACATTGAGAGAATGGAAAGAGCGCCGGCCGGCGAGCGACATCAAGCAGACCATCGAGTTTTATCACCCGGCGTTCGGCTATTACCGAGTGGTCAATAAGCTGTTTCGTGAAGCGACGTTCGGCGGGAGCGTTTACCAGCCGGCGGCCTTCAGCATCATTGAGCCGAAACAGGATGGTTCGGCAATTATCTCGATGGCGATCACCTTTGAACAGGGTGCGGAAGAGGTCAGGAGTACGCTGAAGAGCTGGAAAGGAGCGGGGCGCATGACCCCCATTACCTGCGTATACCGGCAATGGAATGCGATCGGTGATTCTGATCCGCTTAAGACCTGGTCACTCTTTGTGAAGGACGTCGGCGCTGATGGCAGTAACGTCACCGTTAATGTCGGGAAAACTAACCCGCTGACGCTGGCTAACCCTCTCATTTACACCACGAAAGACTATCCCGGGCTGATTAACGTATGAACCAGAGCGATTTTATCGGGCTTGTTAACGGCAAGCCCTGGGCTAACCGCGCCTGCACCTTTGATGAGGTGGATTGCTGGGGCCTGGTGGTGCTGTATTACCGGCACGTGCTCGGCCTTGAGTTGCATCACGTCGCCGGGTACGAATCAGGCGCGAACTTCATCAGCTGCTACGAAGAAGAGGCAAACCACTGGCGCAAGGTGGCCACCCCGGTTCCTGGTTGTCTGGCGGTGTTCTATTACGGCAATCAGCCGGCGCACGTCGGCGTGATGATTAATCCGGGGAAGTGCCTGCACTCCCGCGGCGAGTTCGGTTTTGTCCGCACGGACAGTGCCGTCATTCTTCAGAAAATCTATAACAAAGTGGAGTATCTGGTGCATGGTTCGATATGAGCTTCAGCGCCTTCCTGGCGCACCTAAGCAGCGCGGGACCACTGAAGCCGGTACGACTCTGATAACGCTTCTCGACTCGCTGAGGCTGCATAATGACGTCGTGGTTAAGCTCAACGGTCGCAAGCTGGCGGATGACTTCGATCTTGGCTATCGGCTGCGCGCTGGCGACGTCATTGCGATATTTGACCAGCCACAGGGTGGTGGCCTGATTAAGACGCTGCTTAACCCAATTGAGCACCTGAACCCGATCCGCTTCACCAAGAAAGTGCTGGCGGGAGTTACCGGACAACAGACTGCATCATCACCCTCGATTTCAACCGGCGAGTCTCCGAACAACGACGCAACAGGGCAAACTAACCGGGCGCGACTGTATAAAGGGCGCCCTAATATTTACGGTCAGTGCCGCGTCTTTCCGGACCTGATTCAGCAGGCGCTGTTTGAGTTTATCGACAACAACAAATACATCACTGAGTGGTTTGAGGTCGGCTACGGCAAATACACCATCTCGTCGGTTCGCTACTCAGAGTCGAATCTCGGCAGCCTTGCAGGAGCCAGTTACCAGATATTTGACCCGGGCATGACGATCGGGAGTATCGATGTCGGGTACCAGTTTGATGATGTTGATAACGAAGAAGTCCCCGGCCTGAACGAGAGCGAGGATTTCCCGGCCCAGACCGCGACGACTTCAGCACCGACGGCAATGGCGATCGAGAGCAATCAGCTCAAAGCGACGGTGCTCTCTAACGATGATAACTTCACGTACTTCGCTGCGCTTGCCGTTCCGCACCCGGTGACGTTCGTGATTAATGCGACCTGGAACGCCGGCGGCAGCCCGGTGACCCGTAACGTGACCGGCAGCGGGAATATCGTTTATTCAGAAAGTTTCATCGGGACGGATACCCTTTCATACACCACGTTTTATCTCGGTGACATGACGGGGGAGATCACCACGCTGCCGGCTGACGCAACCATCAACCTGACGCTGTTCACTCTGAATGACCAGACGCCATTGGTTATTGGCCCGTCGGTATCTCCGATTGAGTCATCGCAGGTTTGGGTGCACGTCATGGTTCAGTTGGGAGCAACTGCCGGCACGTCACGGTACCGGATCAGGTTCTGGAAGGTTGACGACAGCAACAACCAAATACCCGGAACGTCCGAGCAGTACGATTACTTCTTCGATAACGACTTTCAGGTAACAACGCGGTATTTCCGCACCTCACACAAATACACTCCGGCTGCCGGCGCCGGGCGTTACGCGGTGACGATTGAGCGTCTGGATAACAGCAACGACGGAAACGTCGTCACGCTGATGGCAATTCACGCGGTCAACACGCGTACCGGTGTTGTTTACCCGGATGACACAATCGCCCGGGTGACTATCAAGGGGAGCAATAACAGCAACAGCAATCGAGAGCAGAAATACAACATGCTCGCGCAGCGCCATACCATCAGCTATGACCGCGCAACCGGGTTGATTGACTATACGCTGCGCCCGAGCCGCTCGTTTGCCGATGCTGCGCTGCATGAGTGGATCGTCATTGGTAAGCAGGACGTATCGAGCATCGACGTCGCGACTCTGTACGCCATTGCTGACTCGATAACTGTTCCGGAACTGGGTTACTTTGATTACACTTTTTCTGACGAAAAGTTGTCTCTCGGCGAGCGCATCAAAACCATCTGCAATGTGGCCAGAGTCGACGGGAATAATATCGGCGATGTGCTGACGTTCTGGCGTGATGAGAAAGTGGTGAATCCGGATGCGGTATTTGCGCGCTCAAACATGTTCTTTGATGAGTATAAGGTCACATGGACTATGTCACTACCAGGTGGCTATGACGGCGTCAGCGTGGATTACGTAGACCCGCTCACCAATAAAAAGGCCTATATCTACCTCCAGATTGACCAGAGCGGCATTGCTGAGGTCGAGGATGCGACCATAAACGCTTATCAGATAAGCCTGGACGGCTCCCGCAACAAAACGCAGGCAGAGGACAGGGCGTGGCTGGAAGCGCGGCGGATCCTTTATTCTCGCCTGGGGATGACGGTGAAAGTCCTTGAGTCAACACAGGTAATCCGCGGCGCGGTAGTCCAGTGTCCAGACATGTACGACAACAAGCAGCAAAACGGCTATATCACTGGGCGCAGCGGGGATGTGTTCAGTACCTCTGAGCGTATCGACTTCTCTCTCGGTGATATGTGGGTGGTGATGACCGACAGTCTCGGTAATTATCGCGGACGCTGGCGCGCATACCCCGTAACCGGAAAGCCTAAAGCGTTTCAGGCTGCGGCGGATGCTTTCGACCTGAACATTTACGATCGGACAACGGTGCAGAACGCGAGCCGGTATTTCATTGCCACCGATACAGAACTTAACGCCACCATCTGGCGCGTCGAAACAGCCAAACCCAATGGCGACGACACCCAGACATTAACCCTCTCTGAATATTCAGACTCGATTTATCCGTAACACACAGCAGCAATAACCAACCTTCGCGCACACCAGCAGATTAATTCCTGAGGGTTCCGTGCGCCTTTTATATAGGGCGACAAGCACAATGGCACAACTACCAACGCCAACGCAAAAGACGGTACCAAGTGATGATATCCGGGACCATGTTTATGCCGGCGGGATGCTGGATAAAGTAGTAACCAGCACTGATTTGACCTACACGGATCGCCTTGGTGGTGTCCACTACACCGTCGATGGCATCAAGGCCGAAGGGGATGCGGTAGTTGAAGATACCAGGCAGAACCTGATCCCCCTGAGCCGGCAGTATATGACGCTGGCGGAAGCACAAGCTGATATTGCTAATATCCCTGAAGGCTCGACCACTTATTACCGCAGTCCGGACGATAGCGCGCTTGCTATTGAGGTAATCAACAATGGCGGCACGCTGGAGGTCACCGGGCGCCAGATGCCATCGGATTTAACAGTAGATAACAAAATAGATGCCAGACTCACTCCCGGAGATTATCTTCCAGAAATGATCCCATTATTTCACGATAAAGATGGCTACGTTCCTTTGTGGCTGGTTAACAGTCTGCTGGACGCCGCGGGGCTTGGTCCTCAACTCAGTGAAGCCGTTGCATCAATACCTAACCTTCTCGTTAGTAAAATGATCAACCAACTCGATTACAACACATCATATTTCCCATTGATTTATGATGAGGATGGTAATGTTCCATTTTGGTTGGATAATGGAAGAATAGACGCAGCAGGGTTCGGACCAACTCTTCAGGCAATCATTAGTGCTGCCGGTGGAGCGGACTCAAAATATATCGAAGGGGATATATTCAAATTCCTGTTCAAAAAAGGCCAGGTTGTTAATTCCGCAGCATCCAGTGTCAACGTGGCTTTCACCGGCGATTCCTGGACAGAAAAAAACACCATCCCTAAATCGCTGATTAGCGTGCTTGGCGGGGTATATAAAGACCCTGGCTGGATCAGCACATCTACCAGGGCTGACGCCGTAATGGCTGGGATTACGCTGACATCTACTGGGTTCACCATCTACGATGGCGACAATGAGCATAATAACGCGGCGCCGACTTATGGGTGTGGTCCTGACGGGAACGCGATGTATAACACTGGTTCCGTGGCCACGATGACCTGGTCCGGGGTGAAAGCAACCGACCTTTCATTGTTCTACTACGACGGAACCGGAAGCTTTAATCTGGTGATTGATGGGACAACTGTGGCAACCATCGCAGGAACCAACACCGGACAGGGGAAAAAATATGATGTTTCCGGTCTAACATCAGCTGCACATACCGTCAGGATCACCACTGTTGGCAATGGGGTTGTGTCGATATTTGGCATGTATGGCAAAGATTCCGGCGTATCCTCTGGAATTACCATTTCTCGTATGGGGAATGGCGCTTCAACAGCAGGCGATTATCTTAACTGGTCAAACTGGATAAAGCCTACCGCTCAATATCTGGATATCGATCTGTTATTCATTATCCTCGGGACAAATGACTTCAGGAAGAGCAAGGGACTGGACCAGTATCGCGAAGGTATCACGGAGATCATCACGCAGTATCAGCAAGCAATACCAGGTGTATGTATCTGCCTGATATCTCCAGCGCAGTCAAATGCGACAGGGGTGCCTGCGCTGTCTGACTATGATAATGAAATGCGCGATATCGCCATTGAAACGAACAGCAGCTATATCAGTGGATATAAAATTTTCCCCAAAACCTACAGCAATTCTAATGGGGCATGGGAAGACACTCTGCACCTTAGCAATCTTGGAGCTTTCGTATTAACCAAAACCATAAAAAATAACTTCTTCGAGGAATAATGAATGTCTATTACTTCTATCTATATTGACAGTAAATTACCAGTTATTCCTGGCATGAAAACACTTGCGGATTTTACTGTAAAAAACTGGTTCATAGATTTTCCTACTACCGATGGGACGCCGTATGCAGGGTATTATTTCGGTACGGCTGTGCATGACATCACGTTAAATTCCTTTGATAACACAATTCCCCTCACTGTTGTTGGAACGGTTAATAACGATACGGGGTATGTAAACGTAGGGACTAACAACTACCTGGATACCAATGAGAAATCACCCGTAGCGATATCAGCCGCAGTATGTTTTGTGCGTCCTGCTACTCCATCGGCTAACATGTGGTTTCTGGCCGACTTCGCCGGTTCCGGGCTTGGCTCAACCGGTTGGGCTATCGGCATAGGAGCAAACGGGAAACTTCGTCTGGCGGCCCAGGTGGCAGAACAGGCAAACGCTACGGTAGCCGAGGTCGATTTTCCAGCCTCAGTACCAGTTGGAAATGAGTGTGCCGTTACTGCATTCATCCGACAAGGAACCATCACTATCACTGTGTATGATCCGTCAACGCAGAACTACGTATCCAGCGCTGTAACACTGCCAGGTACGCGAGTGGCTGGTACACATGATGTTCTTATCGGAAGAAAAATTGATAACAACAGCTCGACGGCGACAGTTAATGTAAAAGCGGCTGTATTGATAAATGGCTCAATGACGGCCGCTCAGCATGTAGCTGTCCAGAAGTATCTACTTGCTATGTGAAAATCTCACTCTGAGAATAACTCATGAAAATCATGTCAATATAATAAGATTGTTTTTGGTTTTAAAAAATGCTCTCGCAAAATATGCCGGCATGGTTTCTATTGTTAAATATTTAGCGGGATTCTTGCTGGATATTACCCTTCTTTTAATTATATTCTCAGCATCAGTTTCAATTTTATAATCATTGAGTTTAACTTCAATGCAGTTTTTAAGGGCGATACCTTTGGGGGAGTTAAAAACCTCAATTTTGTTTAATGTCATTCGGCCACTATTCTTAACGGTAATGGCTGATGGAGTTGGAGGCTTAGAATAAACGTTGAAAGGTTCCATTTGCATAACCCATTTTTAGTTATTGGCTGAAAGTAACAAATCAGCATTGTGTTTTATTAACGCAAAAATATGTTCAATGGTTGGGCCGATTTCCTTTTTGGCATCACCCCAGAGCTTAAGGAGCATGGAAGCTCTTTTTAGTTTTGCTTCAAATGTTAGTCCATCTTTTTCATTTAATGCCTTTACGGCATCTTTACAATCATCCTTAAATGAATTTCCGCTTAAGTCATTGATTGTATTATCATCTACCTTATCGATCTCATTAATTATATTAGGAGAGTTAAATGTTGATGAAGTTATGGTGATATCATACCCATTGAATTTATTAAAGTAAGTGTTATCTAATACAATACCCTTCCCGTCACCTTTTATTTTTATTTTTCCATTATTAAGCTCATTTCCATGTCCACCAATTATTTCAACTCCGACAATTCCAGATGTTTTGCTCATGATATCCTACCTGTTTATATTGTGTGTGCTTTCTAGATATAGTTTCCATGAAATAAAATGTCAATACAAAAAAGTTGATGGGTGCAGGATTATTATTAAAAATAAAAAAGAATATAATAGTGATTATAAGCTTAATAATTATAATCGTGCGTAGCACTGAGGGGTTATATATAAAAAATAAATTAAAACAACGATATGCAAAATCGTCTCCTACGTACATCTCGACGCTATTGATCTTCCATTGAGATGGAACTACTGTATATAAAAACAGTATTTATCGGGAGGTGGATCATGCTCAATTCTGAACCAATTTTAGCAGCGACCGGCATTAGTCAGTACGCGACATTTATCGATACTCAGCGCGGAATTGCCGTTGTCGAGCGCTCATCAGCGCCCATAGCTTCTGCGGTTTTGCTCGTTTCGCTTTGTGGATGCCAGCAGTTCGCTCGCTTCCTCGGCGGTGTGCTTATAACCGAAGATGGGGAGTCGATTGAAGGAGATGCGCTTGTAGAGGTGGAGCTGATCGGTGTGGTTACGCACATAATCAGTAAGCCTGGTTTTGACGATTGTCCGGTGGTGTGATGTTTGCTCTGGTTGATGTGAATTCTTTCTATGCATCTTGTGAGACCGTTTTTCGCCCGGACCTGAAGGGGCGGCCCGTGGTGGTGTTATCCAATAACGACGGATGCGTTATTGCACGTTCTGCTGAAGCAAAGCCGTTCGTGAAGATGGGGGACCCATATTTTAAGCAGAAGGACATTTTCCGCCGGCATGGTGTGATCTGTTTCAGCAGCAACTACGAACTCTATGCGGATATGTCGAACCGGGTGATGACAACACTGGAGGAACTCTCCCCACGATGCGAAATTTACAGTATCGACGAGGCCTTTTGCGACCTTACTGGCGTCCGCAACTGTCGCGACCTTACTGATTTTGGCCGGGAAATTCGTGAGACGGTTCTGCAACGCACGCATCTGACAGTTGGGGTAGGTATAGCCCAGACCAAAACCCTGGCGAAGCTGGCAAATCACGCGGCGAAGAAGTGGCAACGGCAGACTGGCGGAGTGGTGGACCTTTCCAACATAGAGAAACAACGAAAGTTGATGGCCGCACTTCCGGTTGAAGAGGTCTGGGGAGTCGGGCGCCGCATCAGTAAGAAATTAGAGGCAATGGGTATTAAGACGGTATTGCAGCTGGCGGACACCGATATCCGGTTTATCCGGAAGCATTTTAATGTTGTGCTGGAGAGAACCGTTAGAGAGCTGCGAGGTGAGCCTTGCCTTGGTCTGGAGGAGTTCGCGCCGGTAAAACAGGAAATTGTCTGTAGCCGGTCGTTCGGTGGGCGCATAACTGAATACCATGAGATGCGGCAGGCAATATGCAGCTATGCATCTCGCGCAGCGGAGAAACTCCGTGGTGAGCATCAATATTGCCGGTTTATCTCTGCATTCGTCAAAACGAGCCCGTTTGCACTGAACGAACCGTATTATGGGAACAGTGCATCGGTAAAGCTGTTGACCCCGACACAGGATAGCCGTGACATCATCGCAGCGGCGACCCGATGTCTGGATGCTGTCTGGAAAGACGGCTGCCGGTACCAAAAGGCTGGTGTGATGCTTGGCGACTTCTATAGCCAGGGTGTAGCCCAGTTGAACCTGTTCGACGACAATGCACCACGGAAAAACAGCGAAAAACTGATGGAAGTGCTGGATCACCTCAATGCCAAAAATGGGAAAGGTGCCCTGTACTTTGCCGGTCAGGGTATCCAGACCGCCTGGCAGATGAAACGGGAAATGTTATCTCCGCGGTACACAACGAGATACAGTGATTTGCTTCGGGTCAGGTGATTCGCTCTATCAGCTCTGGCCCTTGGTTTGTGACGTTACCCACTGCGCGAGAAACCGGGTGCCAGATGAAATTGTCCGCTGACACTGATCCGTCTGCGGCAATCTCGCTGGCTTCCTTTCCTCCGATATCCTGCCTCATCCATTCCCGGGCGGCTTCCGGTACAAGGACGAGTGGTCGGCGGTCGTGAATATCGAGCAGCCCCTGATCTGCTGCAGCGGTCACAATCAAAAATCCCTCTGCTTCATCACCGCACTCGAAGGGCATACTGCCGATCGCTGCCATAAAAATGGGTTTCCCGTCTTTTCGGTAAATGAAGTAAGGCTGTTTTTTATCACCCATACGCTTCCATTCGAACCAACCGTCAGCGAAACAGATCGCCCGGCCATGTTGCCATAGCGGCTTAAACATTCTGCTTGTCGCCGCGGTTTCTACGCGAGCGTTAATGAGCGCTGGCTTATCCCACCACCCTGGCGCATAGCCCCAATGAACCGGATCGAGGTGCAACTGTTCATCACGTTCACTCAGGAGTAGAACGCGTGTACCTGGTGCGACGTTGTAGCGTCCTATGGGTTCCGGGTCAAAGGCGATGTCTCGATCAGCTTCTTCGGCCAGATAGGCCAGGTATTCATCCCTGGTTTGTGATTGCGCAAAACGTCCGCACAT